CTCCGGTTTCTTTAGAAGCAGAATCTGTGTTTATACCACCTCCGGATGCTATGTAATGTAACGCTGCTTCGTATTCGTTGGAAGGTTCAAAAGATTTCACGGCTTCCCTTACTTGTTGTGCGCGCTCTTCTTTCGCTTTGTTATCAGTAATACCTCCGGTAGCATCGGATTCGATACGGGAATAGTTTGCGTTCTTTTGAAGCACGGTTTTCTCTTCCATGATGCCGGTCTTTGGATTTTTAACCATTTTCTTCACCTCACGGAAACGTGGAATCTCCCGGCCATCTTTCGGGCTGATAATCTTGGTTACATTTCCTTTTTCGTCGAAATGGACATCATAGGTAGCGTCTTTTAACGATTTTACTTTTTTTACTGTTCCTGTTGCTTCTGGAATATTTGATTCAGTTGTGGTAGGCTTAGTGGCGGGTGGAACGTTTTCTTGTGCAACTGCTCCGGTTTTTTGTTCGGCTCCATTTGCCACTTCTCCCACTGACTCAACTCCAGGTCGAACGTCTCCATTAACAGTAGAATCTTTTGCCGGTGTGCTTTCATTGGTATCGGTATTTTCGCTTAGTACAGAAGTAGGTTCTGTGTTAGTGGATACAAGTTCTGTATTAACCTCAGAAACACCCGGAGCAGCAACTAAATCAATAGGCTGCTCATTGGTGTCTGTCGTAGTTTGCTCAACTACGGGCTGTTGTGTTGTCTGTTTAGACTCATTATGAATAGCAATGGCTTTCTTGGTTATTTCCTCGTTGTCGAAGGATGCGGATTTTTTTCCGGAGGCCTCTGCTTCTTTAACCAATTCTCTCGATGCCTTATCTTTTAATTTCTGTTGCTCTTTTTCCGGAAGCGCATCCAATACCGTAGCATCTTTGGCTACTATTTTTTCACGCAATGCTTCGTTTTGCTTGTACTCCAATTCCAAGGCTTTCAAAAGTGTTACCTTGGTTTCCATGTCAATGGAAGCATCATTTTTTATCGTGGCTGCTTTTGCCTTCAACGATGCGGATTTGGAATCGATTTCAACTACTTTATCAAACGCCTCTTCCGGCATCTTATCGATGTCTTTAATGGTTTCTTTGATAATGGTATTGTTGGCTGTTACCAATTTATCTACTTGCTCCTGAATCACTTCTTTTGCCTCTGGCGACAATCCTTCGGTGTTCAGTTTTTGGGATAGTTCCATTATCGCTTTGGCGTTATCGTCCAATTCTGAACTTCTGCTTCTGGACTGTAATGCTTTAATCGGCATCACTGCTAAATGTGGCGCTACTTTTAACATGCTCGTCAATAATACCGAGTCTTTAAATACACGTCCGCTGTTATCGAAAATAGAAACGTTTTTATCCCCTTCCACCAAAATACTGTTCAGGTTTTGTAATGTATTGGTCACGAGTTCTCCGGCAGTTTCTCTTGAAACGTCTTTTCCGAAATCCAATCCCCAAGCGGTAACTTGTTTTTTAAAACTCTCTTTTACCATTTGCTGTCCGGTTTCGGTAGCTTTAACAGATTGTAGTACGCGTTTTCCTTTGGTTAAAATTGACAAGGTTGGAATTTCTGAAATCACTTCAGCCCCACCATATACTAATGGCGCTATAGCTGTTTGCCATTTGTTGAATTTTGGTTCTTCACCTTGGTTAGCCGTCACCATTTCGGAATATTTCTGTCCGGCACCGGAAACACCCAATGTAATAAGTCCACCTACTCCAGTAGATGTTACGGCTAATGATGGTATTTGGTTGGCTACTAAATTGGAAGTATAGTCTATGAAATCGTTAACGCTGTTGATTTCGTCAATCGGCTTCATTAACTTCTCTCTACTTGCAGCGACTAACTTTTTGTGTTTTTCAATGTCTTTTATAACATCTTTCGAAGTGTCTTTTACGTCCAAAACACCACCCAAACTGCCTACATATTCCAATCCTGCCAAAGCGTTTAACGCCAAATCTCCGGTAGTGGCACCGATATTCCCGAAGAAGTTGTCGGCCCATCCATACTCTCGTTTTAAAACATCCAATTCCTCTTGTGCATCCCCGATGTTTTCGGTACTGGAAAGGTATTTATTATTTAGTTTGGTAAGTTCGGTTACGTGTGATTTCAGTTCTCCTTCCAACGCTTTGTATTTGTCCATCACTTCCGGAGCCACCGGAGTACCTTGTCGTATCATCTCGGTAAGCTGTTTGCTCATTTCCGAATAATCATCTGCAAGGTCCTCAGCAGAACTTTTTCTGAGTTGGATTTCCTTTAACGTGTTTTTATGGTCTTCACTGATCGTTTTATAGTTTTCAATCTTGTCGATTTGCAGATTGATTTTCTGACCGGTGTCCAACCCTTGCATAAACTCGTTAAGTTTTGTCTGCTTTAGGCTTTCTACTTTCTGGTCTATTTTTATTTGCTTGGCTTTCTCGGCTACCATTTGTGGTGTGATAGCCTCTTTGTTTTTCAACTCTTTCAGTAAAATATCCTCGGCCTGCTTTTTCTCTTCTTTTAAAGGATCGGTGTCGAAGCGAACGTTTTCCATAGCGGTGCGTTCAGTCCCCAAAGAAGCTAATGCTGTGGCTGCATCCGCAACGACATTCCACCCTTGTTTTAATCCTGATTTTACGTTGTTTACAAAACCAACGGTATTGATTTCATCATCCACCTCTTTGTGAAGCGCTACTACTTCTTCCGGAGCGATGGAAGTAGATTGATTATAGGCTTTGGCGACGGCTTTTTGGTTTTGCTTTGCTACCGCCTTATCTTGTATTTTTGTGAATTGTTCTGCGCTTTTCTGCGCTTTTTGCTGAACCTGTTTCTGTACTGCCGGAACTTTCATTTGAGTCATCTGCTCGTCTGAAAGTCCGGTATACTCTTTCATTTTAGGTTGCTTGGTACCCGAAGAACCAGTTTTCGGTTCCGAAACCAATCCTTCGCTTTTCGAAGTAGAGGATAAAGGTTGTGCTTGGTCTTTTTTTTTTTCAGTGAAAAACTCCGGAAATTTGGAGTTGATTACGTTGAAATCGGAATTGTATTTTGGGTTATTTGCGGTAGCTACATACTCTTCCAATAGTTTCGGATCATAGTTTTTTAACTCTGGAAATTTAGAGTTAATCACCTTGAAATCACTTTTGTATTGCGGGTTGTTCGCTGTTGCAACGTACTCTTCTAAAATCTTTTTAAAATCAGGCATATTTTTTATCTTGATTTAGCGTTTGTTTTTGCTTTATGTGTTGTCGTCTCTTTTTTCGGCGCTGATTTATCTTGTTTAGCTTCCTCTCGGTTTTTATCTCTAAGCTCTTGTTTTAACTCCTCTACAGAATCATAACCGGCTTTCAGCACTAATCTTGATAAATCATTCCCAGAAACCGTTCTTGTAAATTTGGTGTATTTATTTGATGCTGTATAACTATCCAACTGCGCTTTTACTTTTGGATCTTTTGCAGCTACCTCTTCTATATCCACATCATAAGGACTGATAGTGCTTCCGTCTGAAGTCTTGAATTTCACATTTTTAGAATCAATTCCTTCTCCTGAAACCATTATCGTGCCGTTTTTCTGTAAAGCAAATGCGTGTATTTCACCATCATTTATATCGGAATTAACACCTCCTAAATTAGTGAATTTTACGTTTGTAACCGTAACTGTTTTCTTGTAAACATTCTTTGGATCTACAGTAGTATTGTTTTTATCGTCTCTTCCGGATTGCCAATCGTAATCGCCAGTACCTCTTTGTACCTCCTCTTTTTTGGCATCACGAGCTTCTTTACGAGCGCCTGTTTGTGCGCTAACCATACCTGAATCTAAGGACTGTACTCTGTTACCCGCTTCTGGAATACTTGTTATGAAATCATTCTCTAATATAGCACGTAATTTTTCCGGATCTTTTTCTTTAAAAAGATGTTCGGCTTCGTACAGTTTATTCGGATCATTTAAAATAACTTCCGCATACGTTTTAGCTTGTGTTTTGTTAGCTTCGCTTACTCTTTTCCCTTTTACTACATTAGCGCCAACTTGTGAACCGTATTCTTCCGGTTTTACATTTTTCAACGCCGTGTCTTTATAGGTTTCGTAGTTGAAAGCGAGTTTTGGATTTAATGATTCAATTATATTTGCTACGGATTGTCCTTTTACTAAAACATTTTTTACATTCCCATTTTCGTCCACATCATAAAAATCAGCTACCGGATTGGAATATTCATCAAGATATACTTTTCCTTTTCCAGTCTCCACTGCTTTTAACAGGTTGTTTACTTCATCGAGACTTCTTTGATTGTATTTCCCTGATTTTATTCCTTCTAAAATTTCATCACGTTTAGCAATAAGCATTTTTGGCACCTGAGAAAAAGTATCAAAACTTTGTTTTATGCGCCCTTGTTTTGTTTTTATATCTGCTTTTTCTTCGTATGTTTTGGCTTGGTCGTATTGTCGTTGTAGATCCGCATACTGTTGTTTGACACCATAAGCATAAGGTACAGACAAATCATCCAATGATTTATTACCGGTAAGTGTCGCTTTGAAGGTTTGGTCCATTGCCTCAATTTCTTTCAGCTTTGCATCTTCCTCCGCTTTTTTGGCAGCATCTTTTAGTCGCTGTTCTTCACGGTATTTAAAACCATTGTCCTCCACGGTCTGCAAAGCATTCCCTAGATAGTTTGGTGTGCGTTCTACCGTAGCAAAGCTACCGGTTTTTCCTATTACTCCTGCCATAATTATTGTATTGGTTGTCCGTAAGCGTCATATTGAACAGCGCCCAATCCTCCCATTCTGGGGCGAGAGCTTGTCGGGCTGTACGCTACAGTTTGAGGTTGTATCGTACCTGTCTGAGCTGTTAGCGGTGGTTTTGTTGCCTCTGTAGGTTGTGCTGTTGCGGTCGTTGTAGCGCCTGTTCCTTTCGCTGCTGAAATTCCTCCGGCAATCATCCCCGCACTCTGAACAATATTTCCGATATTCTGTTTTTGGGAATTGTTGGCCGCATCGTATTGTGAGGATAACGCTGAAACATTGGCGTTATGTCTGTCCTCATTGATGTTTCGGATGTTCTGCTCGTCGTTGGCGTACATCTTATCGATGTCTTTTTGTTGTTGGTCCAAATTGGCGGCGACTTCGGCATTCACTTTTTGATTCCCGGCTTCTACCCTTCCAATACCTCCGATAATCCCCCTGGTACCTGAACCCGCTAAAGCATCCACTTGTGTAGCTGCTAATCGCGCTTGTTCTTCTTTTTGAAGGTCGGCACCCATTGTGGAAACCGTCATGTTCTCCGCAACGTTTTTTAATTCCGGTTGCTGTAGATTCGCCAATGCATCGGCGGCGGCTTTTTTATCCTTTCCGTCTTTGATGGCTCCGTAGATACTCATTCCGGCACCTAAAACTCCTGCTGCTGCGCTTCCCATATTATAGTATTTTGTATTTTTGGTTCACATTCATATCTCCATTAACGAAACCATTTTTTTCTAAAACGTTTGTTATCTCCTTTGTATTCGTAGTGGTGAACAATACGGAATAGTTCTTTCTCTTCCCATATTTTACGATATGGTTCATCAGAAAATCCAACCCGCCATCTCTTTTATTAAACGGCACTTCTTTGTTGGACACAGGCCATCCGATATGTGCCATTCCAGAATCCGTATGATAAAACCACATGGAATACACCGCTTGGTTCTCACCATTAAAACAAACAAAACAATTTTCCGGAAGCACCTTGTCTGACACCTCCGGAAATTTATGTGCTTCACACCACTTTGTGAAAGTGGCGTAGAAATCTTTTTTTTGTATTTTCTGAACTGTAAAATCCATAAACAAATATACAAATTTATGCTTTAGATTCAGAAATTTCACATCCTATTGCGTAAATTTCTGTAGCGGTGATTTTTGAAAGCTCACAATCGACCTGCATGTAATATCCTAACAGTGATTGGTTTTCAATACTTTGGTTTTTTGTGGACATCACAAAATCACCCACCACCACATTAGCTACCGCATTTAACGTTAAGGTATTCTCTGTTTTGGAAACAATAGTTCCTACCACTTCCAAGTCCGTATTGCGTACCACGTCTCCTACTGAAATTACACTGTCGATAGGTGAATCGAAGGTAAGTACAAGACTATTGATAGCTGTGATTTCCCCTATTCCCTGACAACTTAAAAGCGAGGTGTCCACCGTATCATTATTGTTTCTGAGGTAAGCATAAAACACCCCTTCTTTTTTTACGAAATCCTCCTTGTTGATGTAGCCGGAATCCAAATCGGTGTTCACGTTTATCTTCCACGCATCGGTGCCTTCCGAATCCAATGCTTTGAAATTCTTGCGAATGCTCGGATCCTGACTGAAATTGAAAGAGAATTTACTCGGACTCTCCACGCCATAGAATGTATTGTACACCGAAGCTTGGTTATGCTTGTACACTTCTCCGTTTTTGAACGAAATAAAGTGATTGTTGATACGTACCATGTCTTCCGGATTGAACTTCATTCTTCCCAACCATCCGTTGTTCTTGTCTGAATACACCCAAGTCACGTATTCTCCTTCTCCGTATTGGATGTTCAGAATGTAATAGTCGTGAAACTGATCGTATTTCCCGTTGATGTGTGTTATCGTGTTGTCGCGGAACAGTTTTTTGAAATAGTTGCGCATTCCCTGAGACGAGATTTCAAACAACCCGTTACTGTCATTTTTCTTCAATACTACCCCTCTTTTCACGTCGGTGTGGTAACTGTCGTAGGCATAGTTATCGAAACTGTCCGGATGAAAGGAAATCCCATACTCTCCCGGATAGGTTTTCTGTTGTCCCAATACGTCTTCTATTCTTGATAAATTAGAAGAGCCGTCCGCGTTGTAAAGCAAATCCTTACCGTAAAAAACGAAAGAGTCTTTATCTTCCTGATACACTTCCAAGTTGGTGTTTTCTCCTTTTATCTTTACGATAGGCCCGTACATTTTTTCAATGTCGTTTTTGTAATTGGCCAACGATAAGTTGAACTCATTGAGTTTATTTACATTGGAGTCGCTGTTGAATACCCCAGAATAGGTAATGTCCGCAAAACGGTTGATTTTTTTATACCCCTCTTGGTTTACTGCCGTAGGATTCGCGTCGATGGAAAATGATTTTCCGATGAAAGCGTCCTGTATCTTGAAACTCTCCACGCCGTTGTTGAAAGAAAAACAATCAAATGCATCCGTTAAGATGTGGAATGGTGCTTCATGCTCACCATCGGTAATAGTGAAAGTTTCCGGAGTCTCAAAAAAGGACGTTGCCAGGTTCTCAAACGGCTCGGTTTCAAAAACCAAAGTCCCGCCGGAGAAATTAATGTCAAAAGTAATGTCTGTCATTATATCTCTCGATGCAGTACCGTCCCTCCAAGGTTTTACCTGAAAATCACTACCGTCAGTGCCAAACTGCCAATCTTTTAAATAGTTAGCTTGGAAGTTGTTCCAACCGTCCAACACACCGATTTCCGCTTCCCACCAATACTGTACTCTTGCATAATCTTCCTGAGCATAGGTGATTACCTCAAATACGTGGTTGAAAGCAATAGCGCCAAAAGCCTTGATACTCACATAAAAACGTATCTGCGAACCTGCTTTAACCTCAATCGGGGTGAAAGTCATTCCTGAATACTCCCCGAATAAAGGGGAAGTCGATACAAATGATCGTGAAGCGTATCTTCTTTTCCCACTACCTGAAAATGTCATAAAGGAATTTTCATCTATGTTGATGTCGAAATTCCCTTGCTTTATTTTCATGTAAAGCCCGCTTTCCTCTACTAATTCATTTCCTCCCGATAATAGGTTGCCGACAATAAAGTTTTTGTCTTGCTCTTTTATCTCCAATACTTTGGCTTTCACCAAATATTCTAACGGTCCTGAATAATCGGATTTTACAGTAAGTAAATCCCCTTCTTTGACTTTGTTTTTATTTTCACCTACCAATTTTATCCAACGGTAAATACCATCTTTATAAACTTGGTTGCCATAAATGGTTTCATACTGCTTCTTCACCTGTTTAACCCCGAACTTATAGTATTTCGCCCATGCCGGAGGTTGGTGATTCAACGTTACTTTCAGTTTGTTTACAAAACTGCTTTTTTCTGCCGGGATATGTACGCTGTTATTTGGCGAAACCAATGCGGTAGTCTTACGTCCTTTCTCGTCCAAATAAATCTGACACACCTCCACATCTCTGTTGCTGTGCAAACTGGTGAACGATCCGTTTTTTACCGACAATAATTCCGCTTCGGTAACGATAAAGAATTCGTTTTTATTCTCGGTGATTGCAGATAGTTCTGTCACATCATATACTACTTTTGGAGTGCGTATCGTTAAAATACTTCCCACATAAGTAACTTTGAAACCTTGGTAGGAAACAAAAGTACCGGAGTTGCTTATCTCTGATAGTTTAAAGCTCTCTGAGAATACATTCTCCAACGAGTTTTTGAAGTCGGAATTAGTAATAAAATCAGTTAAATCAGTATAATTATTGGTAAGATTGTAAAAAAACGTTACCGATGGCGATGTCTGCCCTTCCAACGAAGACTGTAGTTCCATGTTGATACGAATCTGATTTCCGGATTCATATAAAAATCCAGTCAAATCAAATTCAATACTTGAATCGATTATCGTATCTCCAACATGCGTTGCTCCGTAACCGGTGGATTTCGGAAACGACAATTGGTGAACCGCCTGGTAAATGTATTTTGAAATGTATATAACCCCGTTCTTTATTTGGTATTTTAACTCACAATCATAGATAAGTCCTTGTGTAGAAATCACATAAACCGATATATCTGCATCGGTTGTTCTGGTATAAATCTTTGTTTCCGTGCCTACTCCGGAGAATGTAGCTACCGTAGTTGCGCCACTTTTCACCAATATATTATATGGCACCGATGAATAAATGGCTTTTGGTGTTATTTTAATACTGAAATCAGCACCGGTAGCACCCGTCAAGTCCATTTCTACTACATTGGTGGTGTAGTTCATTTGGTTTACCGGCGAAGTCCCTCCGTCCGCATTACCATCTTCAAAATCCACCACGTTTGAATAATCGGTAACGTCCACATAGTTGTTTGGAGTGCCGTTGTTTTCGGATAAAAACGGAACAGTAGATACCAATTCCACAAGCATATCAATATCCACGCCTAAATCATACCCCTCGATGTAGTTGGCATACGCAATCCTATTTCCGATCATTGTCTGTGCAAAAGCGCTCAACGGCACATTGTCGAAATTTCTGAAAAACTGATCCTCCGGCAATACTTTGAACACCTTACTTTTTGAAAACTCAAAAGTCTGCGTGGTGTTATTAGCCCATGCTTCTTTCTCTTTATTGAAACTATCGATTACATATACGGTCTGAGAGTTGCTTTCCCTGAAAAGCAATTCCACTTCCAAAACTTCTCTTGGCCCTACATTAAATCCTACTTCTGCTGCGTTGGAAAGGTTGAGCATTCCGTTGTTCTCGTAGGTTTGAAAATCCACTCTGAACTGTCTCGGTTCGAAAGCAACTCTCGACCATGAACTCGGAGCAGAATAAAATCCGTCTGCATATTTGTATCGGTAAGCAAAGCAAATGAATTTGTCCTCTAAAAAGTTGTTCTCCAAACCGTCAAGGCTTGTGGTAAGGTTAACGCTTGGTGCAAAAATAGGCGATGGTTTCATTACCGAGATTTCATCTTCGGTAAAGCCACCCAAACTCCACGTCTTTGCTCTTTCGATATTCACGATTCTCGGCGGGTTGCTGTCTCCGGACCACGCCAACAAATCATCCTGCTCTTCTCCGGTAGAGATAATATTTACATTTATAATGCGCTCTCCTTCAATAAAGTTTAATACCCCACCCGTCACATCCTGCAATACGATGGCGTGCGTTTCTGTTTCCACGTCGAACTCGATGATGTAATCGTGCAATGTGCCTTTTACAAAATCATAGACTTTGTTTTTTCTTTCGTTTATTCCGGTGCCGACATTTTTTCCTCCAGGAATGTTGAAGTTAGACACCTTTACATTGCCCGGTACATTTTTACCAACTCCTAAATTGGAACCTTCAGTGGTTGATACGACAAAATTCTCGGCATCGATTAACGCTCCGTTTTCTACATAACGTTCGTCATTATCTTTGTCGATAATTCCTTTGCTGAAACTGTTTTGAATTTTTGCCATAACTTATTTCACCCATTTGTTTCTGAATTTCAACTGTTGCATTACTTCTGCAATCTTGATATTCATTAGTTTTATCTTTGCGTTTCTGAACGAAGTATCGTAATCACTCTTCGCTCTTCGTTTTTCGTAATCCTGCATTCCCACTTTATTGGTAAGCAGGTTCCATTTTACCCAATCGTACAATGCGATTTCCGCAAATTTGTGTACCATAATATTGGATTCCGACTCGTATTCCAATCCGTCTGAAATGTATTCCAAGACAATGATTTTGCTTGCCACATCGGAACTGAAATGAATCCTTCCGGTGCGCTTTTCAATATTGAAACTGCCGTTATAATTCTTGGACGTGTCCAATCGCCATTGTTGGTCTTCGCAAATCGAAAGACAACGGTACCCATCGGCCCCCGGCAGGTTTTTATTGATAATCTCGGTAGCCGAAGTGCCTTCCAATACATAGCCATCATTGTCGAATAAGATGTTTGCTTCGTGATCCTGTAGGTAGGAAGTCGCCATGGTAAGATTTCTGTTCTCTCCCATTGGGTGTAATTCTCCGGTGGTGGTATTCAGCCATGAGATACGCACGTAGTTGACGTAATCCGGTGGCATGATAATATCGTAGGCATCGCCCAATTCCAATTCCACCGCTTTTACTTCTTTCAAAGCGCTGAAAGTGAACTGTTGAATCCCCGATTTCATCCAGTACAACACATTATGTCTTTTGGTATATCCCAACAATTTATCGTCGCCGGTATATTGTTGCATGAAGTTGTTTACCAGGTTCACCAAATCGACGTACTGAAAATTTCCGTGATTCTCTTCGTTGGTATAATAGTCGTAAGGATTTGTCTGTGCCATTTTTTAGCTTTGTTTTGCTGTTGTTTTTGCTTCTTCTCCGGATGCTATGTTCACTACATCGGCTTCTCGTATGGAAACCCCGCAATAGCCCATTACCTTAACAATAAGTTTCGGATAAAGGCTTTCTTCTAATTCAATGTTCTGCAAATCGGAAGCACTCGGATTGTACACTGGATTACCGCCCGCATTGGTAAATGTCCACTTCGGAGTTTTCGGTCTTCGGATGTAGAACATCTCCACGGAATATCCTGCGGGAACGGTAGGGAAAATACGAAACGCATCCCCTAATTTTATATACGCCGGCCAAGTGGTTGTCGGCGCTACCTTGTCGGAGTTCATCAGCATGTTCAGTTCCGATTTGCTCACCTCTTCAATATCTACTTTTTTTCCAGTGGCGGTTGTTACCAAAGAAAATGCCATAGGTCGGTACAAATCACTTCCGGTGTATGCCCAAAGATTGTTCGGCGTGTCGTAGGTGAAGTTAGCGTTGGTAGTGTAGTTGGTGAACACATCAATTTGTTGGCGCAAGTTTTTCGGGATATTGGCAAATTCCGTACCGGTCAACCGTTTGTTTTCTTTATTCAGCCACGCATTGTACTCGTAAAACAAATCCTCAAAGATTGCTATCTGTGCCAAATCGCAGTACGAATCGAATGCTGTTGGCGAAATATATCCCCTATTTTCTTTTTCTAATAGGAACATTACGGTATTTCGAACCCTGTTGATGCTTATCATAACACATTGATTTAAAAACAAAGATAAAAAAAATCTATAAGGTATTGAGTTTTAATATTATTTTGTTATAGTGTCACGTAAAACATAAAAAGCCGACTAATTACAGTCGGCTTTTTCATTGAAACTCTCGCTTGTTATAGCTGTCCTTTAATGTATTGGTAGAAGATTCCCCCTTTGTTGGTTTCTGTCCACGCTACAAAAGCGTCCAATTCATCTTCGTGTCTCGGTACTTCCAAAAGAACGTCCCCTTTATCCGAAATGTACTTGAAGTTTTTGTACGAGATAATTCCTCGTTTTAAAGCAGTCTTTACATTTCCTTTGATTTCGATGCTCTCGTCGTTGGCGATTCTCGTGAAGCGTGCCGGATCTTTTTTCAATTCCTGATACACTTGTGCTTTCACTTCTGAAACTGTCCACGTATCATCATAAGCAGGACAAATAATTCGCGCTACCGCTTCCAAGGTCGTGTACTTAACCTCTCGTGCCAATTTCTGTGCTTCGAAAAGCAAGTCTTCTTCCGCAATCATTTTATTGTTCTCTACGGTCACGTCCAACTCTTTCCAAAGATTGTTTTTATCCGGGTGGATATGAAGGAATTTCTGCAAGTTCGCCTCTTCTTTTGGCAATCGCATAATTCCGTTTTTAATGGATAGGTGGGTGGTCATTGCTTCCCCCTCCTGCTTGTCCATAAAGAACGAGTTTTGGTTGGTAGCATAACGCAAAGAATGGTTGATGTTGGTTTCTGAATTGTAATACTGTAACGGAGATAGCGTTTTGTGACGTAATCGGATTCCGTAAGATGGTGGTTTGGTGCCGTCCACTAAAACGTAGATACGGTCTTTTAATTCGAAGTCGCGCAATTCCGGAATATCATCCAGATTGGTCATCTTCTTATCATAAACCGGTGTTTTCTGAATCGATTGTGGCGCTTGCGCTTCACGCTCTGCCATTTTCTTCTCAATCAGTTTTTCCACTTCCGATAAAGGAATCATCGGTTCCTTCTCTTGTGTTTCTTCCGGTTTTGTAGTAATTGCTGCTACGTTTTTTGCCGCATCAACGGTTTCTTCTTGGACTTTTTTTTCGTCCGTATTGTTAGCTCCTGCCATAATGTATAGATTAAATTAAAATTTGATTTAAAAAAAGGCACAACGGTTACATTGTGCCTTTGATTTATTTTTTGGGTTGTCTAGCCCTTGAACAGCATCATGTTATTTCTACCCAAAGCGCATAATGCTCTTTCAGTCATGAAATCCGTGATTAGTTCGTCCACGCGTGAGTTACCCGCTTCAGCCCCAGTCATCGTAATTTTGTATTTACGGTTGGTTTTGTTGTTAGCACGGTAACGAACGTGAAGCATCGGTTGTGTTGCAGACTCTCCTTTGATTACATCGTACACCGCTTTTGAACCCGAAGGAATCATTACCGCGTGTACTTTAGAAGCACCTACTTTAGAACCCTCTCCTGTCGGGTTATCCAAGAATCTCCAACGTGATTTGTAGAATTCGAAACCACCTCTATGGAATCCTTTAAACTCTAGGTTCAAAGCCATGTCTTTGTTGTTGTCGAATGCTCCCCACGATAAACCTGTCAATTGTTCTTGTTTTAAGAAGTCGTCGATGGCTAATCCCTGAGCAGTAGTGTTGTACAAATAGTTTTGTGAGATACCTCCCTGAGCGTTCATTCTTTCGATGATTTCGTCGAAATCTGCCAAATCAGTTGCCGGTCCTGCAAACAAGTTTCCTTCTGCTGCTGCAGAGAACATACCTTGTGTACCTTGGTACCCTGCGGCTGCCAAATCACCCGCCCATAACTTACCTTTGATAAGCTCTGACTCGATTTTGTTTTTGAAACGTTTTTCGGTGTCTTTGTAGTTTTTGAAGTACCATACGAAACCGGAGTTTCCGTTAGCATCCGAAATCTGTAACCACGTTCTTTGCGCTAGGTTCGAACCGCTTTCATCCACCACCTCTTTGATGATTACCGGAGATTGGTTGAAGTACTCTACCTGAGAGTTTAAAGACGAAGCCATACCAGAAGTGCGTTTCTTAAACTCCGTACCGTAACCAAAAAGAGTTAATGCGGTAGTCCCTAATGCTGTCCATCCTGCCGCATCACCACACAAAGCGGTAAACGTGTTGGTAGTCACATCGGTAATAAGACCTGCTCTTTCCACGGAACCGTCTGCGTTACGCACGTCGATAGTCTCGTTTACTCTTAATGTGTGGTCGTTTAATGTGAACACATTGGCCGCGCGAGTCACCCCTGTAGCTAATTGATCTAAACGTCCTTCTTCTGTCCATTTGATTACGTCCGATTCAAACGGCATTTCTTTACCCATCAACTCTAACATCCCGGTAATATCTTGCGATCCGAAACGGTTGTGGATTTGGTTGTACAACTCTGGGTAGTACTGATTCAAGAAGTCGAAATCATCGCTTCCCAAATAGTTAGCAGGTGTTGGTACTGCTGTTGGTGTTGGGGTGAATTTAACACCCGGAATAGCTGCTAGTGCCATAATTTAAAATTGGTTTTTGTTAGTCAAAATTGTTTAGAACAAATCAAACCCTTGATTATTTGACTACTTTAACCGTTAATCCCATCGGATTCCCCTGCGGTACCTTTTGCGTTGTGTCCATGGTTATGTTCTTGGAGATGCGCTCGTCTTCTTCGGCTTGCATCGCTTTACCAATATTGATAAAGTGTTCTGCAAATCCGTCTGGATCGTAGGCTGCGTACAGCGCTTTATGGTACCCTTGCGGATCGATACAATTGTTGTTTTGGTCAAAGAACTTTTTCTCAAAATTCACCAAATCGGACTGTCTTGATTTTACCTCGTCAAGATTGTTTACTTTTACCACAAATTCCTTTCCGTCTGCGTTGACTTTGAAACCTTCAAAATCTTTGGAAAAAACCTGCTCCGTCTTGTTTAGAAAATCCTGTCGTACCTTTTGGGTAAACTCTTGGTTTAATGCATTCTGTTGTTGCATCTGCTCCACCGCTTTGTAGGCGTTTTTATACTCTTCCGGAATAAAGTTTTCAGAACCTCTGTTGACTTTGTATTTTTCCTTTTGAGCGTCCAATACCTGATACGCTTTCTGCAAATCCTGTTTTTTGTTAATCTCTTTTTCCATTACTACGTCTTCGTCGTCGAAGTCTTCGTCGTAACTATAGTTCTTTCTGAACTTGAAATCAATTTCTTTATCAGTAAGTCCCGGATTCTGGGATTTTAAATAGGTTTTCAAAACCACTTCGCTATCCTCTTGCGTCCAGTCCTTTTGTGTGGCAAGGAAATCCTCGTAACTCGTGTTGCCGGTTTCCTTACGGAACTCGATGAACTTGGCTACGTCCTCCGGTAATGCTTCCGAAGTTTCCTTGCTATTGTTCTGTATTCTTTCAATGAACTCGTCGATACTTTCAGCATCGATATTTTTTTCTTTTTTCAAAAAGTTGAAAGCAGTTTCGATGTCAAGGCTTGGTGTTGGAATTTCTTCTTCTTCCTCCTCTTCTTCGAATTCTTCTTCAAACTCGTAATCCGGATCATTTCTTAATGCTTCCAAATCCACGATTTCGTCCTGCTCTTCTTCCTCTTCTTCGAAATCGGTTTCTTCTTCGTTGACTCTCTGGTTTAAATCCGCAGTGTCTTCAAAGGTCTTGAATGTAAAAACAGGCTCTTGCGTTTCTACGTTATCCGTATCCTGACTGAAGTCCTGATTCTGTTCTTCAGCGCCTTCTGGTTTGCCAATCGTATCGTCAATCATCTTATTTAGATTTAATTAAAATAGTATAATGAAACAAATGTATAAAAAAAATCTATTGCTACAACTATTCCTATATTATTTTTCTATAGTACTTTTTTTATCAAAATTTTTATGTAGTTTAGCTATGAACCAATAAACAAACCCTTATTATGAAAAAGTTATTTATGTTATTCGTTTTATTCGTGTCTTTAACTGCGTTTGCTCAAAAAGACGGAACCTACATGAATGTGGAAAAAGTAGTGCTTAACGACAATCGTTTGGGAGATATGGTGGTAGCCACTCCGGACAGAGCAATTGCGGTGAAGATTAAAAACAAGTACGTAATCATCACCAATGTGGATGTTACGGAAGAGGTAGTGAAAGATTCCGAATACAAAATCATCGAGACTTTAAATGACTATAATGATTACAAAAGTTTCTTAGTGGAGAAAAACAAAACAAAATACTATATTGAGTTTGATTTTACTGAAAAAATACAAGCGGTATTTGTCCGAAGTGAAAGCGGTACCATATTAGCAAGTTATATGAGATAAAAAAAAAGAGGCATAACGCCTCTTTTTTTATTTTTTGTAATTTTTTTGGTTGTATTTTTCCTCGGCTTCCGCTTTTTGAATTCTTTTTTTAAATTCTTTGGTGTTGGTGCCTCGGTCCATTTGAATTTCGTTCAGTTCGGAATTTCGCTTTCTGGCGTTTACCGTCATCGTACTATCGGATTTGTAATTGCGTTCCTGCTCTTCTGCCTGACGCGTTCCCGGTACTGCTTTCGATAATACCTTACCACCGCCATCAACAACCATCGATTGTTTTCCAGAACCTTCCTTGGCTTTGATCAATCTTTTTTCATACGGTCTTGGATTCATAGTACCTGTTTTGGTATCTAAATCCATTCCTGATTTTTCAGAAATCACCTTGGCTTTCGCTTCGGTTTTGTTGTCTTTCTGAACTTTTTTGTGCTGTGCCAATTCGGTGTCCGTAAATTTCACCTTATCCGGATCGATAACTTTTACACTAAGTGCTAATTTTTTTTTGTCTTTGTTTGGTTGTTCCATGGTTTTGTTTTTTTTATTGCTACGTTGCCCTACAAATTTATAAAAAAAAGTATTGGAAGTTTAAAAATTTATTTATATTTGAAATTGGTGTTATGCCGGAACGGCTAAACGGTGTACCGAATTCGGTTAGAGGCAAACGAAAATAAGTCCTTCTTTTGGGTTCGAATCCCAATGACACCACAAAATCATCAACGGACATAGAGAGTACCTTTTCGGGTTCTGCCTGTGCCTTACCAAAAACAAGTTCCGTTGGCCGGCATGTATCGGTATTTATCGCTTCATGGTAAGGAAAGAACGTCTCGCGGTACGATAACTGTATGAAATAAAAAAAACCGAAGTTCCCGCTTCGGTTTTTTTATGTTATGGTTGGAACTCCTGTAGTCCAAAATCTTCCGCTTCAAAATCTTTCGGCGCTTTATTGTTGGTCTTTTGGTCCGATATTTCCGATTGGATGCTACCTTGTTTTAAAACGCGTGCGTCTTTCTTCTCTTCGATGTATTCCTGTTTTTGCATCGCACCTCCGAAATTCGCGTTGGCCGCTTCCACTGCCCCTTGGTTTTTCAACTCCTGCGTCAATCGGTCTTGTTCTCCTTTTGCCATTTCTTTGTCGATAAGCCCTTGGTTTACCAATTTTTGAACTTCTTGCTTCACCATCGCTTCCATTTGGTACGTCTGCTGTTTGGCAGCTTCGGCTCCTTGTGCGGATTGGATATTGGATTCGGTTTGCATTTTCATCTCCTGTGCTTTGATTTCCTGCTGTTTTTTAGCGCGTTTCTCTTTCAGGATGCCTAAGTATTGGTACGAGTATTTACGGTTTTTGATATTCAACACCTTGTATTTGTCGTCGGTTCCAATGGTTCCGGCTTGTACTTCTGCTGATAAATCCGCTTCCAATTTTGCTTTTTCCTCGTCGTCCGGCTCCAATTCCAAAAAGATAGCGAAATCATGTAGGTGTAATTTACTGGCGTATTCCAAGTCCACTACGGCAGTAGCACCGATTTTACGCGCATAGTCTTCTTTGAGTTCCGAATAACGCATCACATCCCCAAAGCGATAGGTGATTGCCTCTGCCAATCGTAAGGTAATATCGTTGGCTCCATCCAAAATGTGTCTTGTGGCGGTATTGGAATTTAAAGCGGCCATTTTCTGCAACCCCACCAAAGAGTCTTTGTCCGGAGAGGATGCATCACTGGCTTTGTTCAATCCAATCACATCACGCATCATGTTCAGATACACTTCCCTTTGTTGTGACAATGCATTCAGCTTGCCTATCGAGTCGCCGGTCTTGAATTCCTTGATTACATCTTTGGCGTAATTAAAATCCCCGCCTTGCGTGTAGCTATTGGTTAATATCGAACCGGTCTGTAACAACATGTTCAGGTGGTCCATTGCGGTAAGTTTCCCTTCCCCTAAATCCAAGTCGGCTAATCCGGAAACGTCAATCTGGAATCCGTCAGGCGTTATCTTTTGGATAATCTGTTCCGCTTTTAATTCGATGACGTTTAGTTTATCTTCTACCGGTATCATTCGTTGTACCAAAGAGTCAATGTACCCGCGTTCTTTGTTTGGAGCGATACCAATGTATTGGTCTACTACTTTTTGTTTGTTGGATTTTGGACGTGCCAAATTCTCAGCCACCTCCCATTTTAAAAGAATGTCGGTACCCAATACCAAAATTCCCTCAAAAAGAATCTCTTCCTGGATGGTTACAATTTTAAAATCGTCCCGTTTGGCTTCCCCTGTTTTAAAAGTAGTCGGGATTACCGATTTGGAACCGGACTTTTTATCTTTTATTTTTTTTGCACGGGTACGAGTGGTACGGTACGTGAAATTCAATATCGTTGTAGTTCCTTTGATATGTTGGTCTTCCTTGATATTGTGGTACTTGTACCAATTGTCTCCAGAGTATTCCAACTGTTTTCTAAGGTCTTCGTTCTCTGCGGTGTTTAGCCATTGGTGTTCTACTAACAAATCACTAATTAATGCAGTTTCCACTTCGCCGTGGTAAAAACAATTACTGAAAAACATGTCGTCGGTGTACGAATGAATTTTGTATTCCGGATCAACATATTTTAATACAATCCCTCTTTGCGGGTTGAAGTAATGTTTTACCCATGCTTCTCCTAAAATAGTAAGGTCTTTTTTTACGAGTTTTTCAATGGTGTCCGTATAGCGGTTTTCCTTGAATACCACATCGATAGCCAATTCGTTTGAAAGCTCAATCGACGGTTTGTACTCTAACTGCAAATGTAGGTTCAGTTCTTCTTCGGTTTCCGGAAGTTTGTCCATCGGCATGTTCCCGATGTCTTTACCTAATGTTTCCTTTGCTTTTAGGATAATATCTTTGGACAGCATATCGTCTTCGATACGTCTTCGGTAGCTTATCTTTTCGTCGATGGACAGTTTATCTACCGCATTGGCGCGAATGGAATAATCACGGTTAGCCATTCCGTTACATACCACGTCCACCAATTTAGGAATAAGTGTAATCGGTTTATCGGAAAGGTTCAATAGCGATAAATCCCCATTGGTACCCATTTTTTCACGATACTTTTTCATAGACTGCAGCCCTTTGGCGTACAATCTACGTTCTGCCATCTGTTCTTTTTGTGTGTAAAAACGGCAGTGCCCACCATTATTTTTATAAAACCACTGTGATTCAATCGCTCTGGCAAGATTCAATCCCCAACTTGGTTGTTTTTTTTCTTCGTAGGAATCAAGTTGTGAAGGAAACGAATGATTGCCTTTGATTTTTATTTCCGGTCTGGTATTTTCCATTCTGTCAACGGATTATAAGGTTGTGGTATTTTTCATCTGTAAAGATAAATATTTTTTGTTAACTGTATCTTTTAAATTTAAGCTCTATTGTTTTCTGCTCTGCTACATGCTTGTATTTCTTTCTGTTCAAAGCCATAAGCGCCAAACCGGAGGAAATGGAAGCGTCAAATTTAGTTCTGTTTTCCGGCGTGAATTTCAACCAATCTGAAAGTGTTCTGTCAAATGGCATATATCCAATCTCACCTATTTCTCGTAGTGGCGTTGAATCTTCATCGCATTGGTATTCCCCTACATAATTGTTAATGTAAGTTTCAATAGCGGTCCAATGTTGATTGATAATATCTTGTGAGTTATTTGGGATTCCTCCCAATTCTTTTTCATCTACCGATAATCGATTGGAGTCTTTATCAAAACGGGTTATTGAAAATCCTCGATACCCACGTACCTTGAAGTGTTTCAATAACATCTTCTTGTTATTTTCAACTAATACAGGCATTGAGTAAAATATACACGCCATCAAACAGTCTTCAAAAAAAGTGTCCGCATCCTTTGGTCTTGCTACATATTCAAGGAAAAATATATTACTTGGCGCATCTTGAATGTTAAATCCGGTAACACCATGCATCGCCCCTTTAGAACCTAAATCATATTCGGTTCCGTTATCTGTTGAAATTAATTTAGCATCTACTACAGCCGTCTGATCGTAGCTATCTATTCCAAAAACTCCAATATCTTCATTAACCGGGCATTTTGTTATTTGACCGAAAATATTTTTAGTAACCCACTTATTTGTCATGTCTTTTGGTGGGAGCCAAGATAATAAGAAACGTCCTTTATCACTAGGTTTCCAAATAACCTCGGTATCTTTTATTCCGTCTCGCCATTCGAAATTCCCACGAACTAAATTATGCGAAATATTTAAGTCTCTATTGTATTTTATCTGTTGGTTTATTTTTTCCACATCAAATAACTGTGAAGCAATTTCGTCACGGAATGCGTCTTCAATAGTTATCGGATCTAAACGCCTAGCATTGTTATAGGCTTTGTTTCCCATAGACTTTGCAGAACGAAACTCATTTTCCAAATACTGTAATGAACCTTGCGTCTGTTTTACTCCTTGGTTGTTGTAGAAAAATTCTCCAGGCGCTACAATTTCATGGCAAATTCCATATTTATCTGTAAACATTTCCATGTTTTTATGGGCCGGTAAGAAAAAAGAATACAGTCCTGTTGCTGTTCTTCCATTGGCATTTCTTTTTGTTATGTCAGAACCATAATATAATGTTATTGCCTCATTCCCGCCTTTTGATAGAGGGTTCATCGTGCTTCCAAGAAATGCTTTTCCTACAACATTACCTCCCTGCAGCATTGTCGGCTTAATATTTCCCCAATGGTCAATGTAGTTTAACGGACGTTCCCATTTTGAAAATTCATCACCTAAATATCTTTTTAATCTTTTTGAGTCATAAGAAAGTGTAGTTGTATTCATCCAATCCACTTTAGTATTTAGGTAATCGCTTGTGTTTGTATCTCTTAATTTTTTAGCGTTCTTAGTATTATCGGAAGGTTTTCCGAATTCCATTTTATTTCGATCATCAATCTTCCCTTTAATTACAGGTCGAAAAAAGAATGGTAAATTTTGAACTACATAAGAATATTTTAAAAAGGCTTCCTGAGCATCTGTTCCTGTTTTTGAAGTCATACCCATAAGGGAATTCTTAAATGAGGTTGAGTCGTTAACAAAGTAATCTATAATCTCTTCAGTAAATCCAGTTCTCCTGCCTTTTATAAAGAGTTCTCCTACACTTCTTGGGTCTGCGATACACGCTAAAGTGAAATAATACATAAAACATTGCGCCATACGGAAGTCTTTATATCCCCCAGTATCAAGCATTTGATTATGTACTAATCCCATATAGTGTGCAGGAGTTAACCATATAGGTTTTCCGTTATTCATAAACCAACAGCCTTCCCTACGTCTTTGGAACTCTCCCAAGATATACTCAGTGTACATATCTTCGGTTTCAGGTGATAATCCTTTAGGTAGCTCCGGTCTTCTCCAATACTGTTCTTCTTCGGGTAAATCGTGGAACAATATCTCTTTTTTATTTTTTGGTGGTAGCGGTAATTGGATTCTGAGATTGTCCAAAACGATTATCTCTCCTTTGGTTCCTTTCGGACAAAGCAGGATTGCGTCTTCCTTTTCATTGTACCATTCTTTGTAATAATCTTTCTCTGGAAAGAATTCCTGATTGGCAAATTTCTCCGGGAAACCTCTTTGGAATTCACGAGATTTTAAGTCAATCTTATCGGAATCCAATTGGAGTTTTAATTCTATCACTCCGGAATTTATCTCGTTTATGGCGCGGAACAATACCGGTTTACTCGCAATAGCCGTACCGTGTTTCTCCGCGTCCAATTCACTGAACTCAATTTTTCTTCTAAGGGCTTGACGTAAAATATCAATGGTATTTTCACCGGACTTTATCAGTCGTTTTACATACGTCCTTAATTTGTCGTTGCTCGGTGAATTCTGTGAAGACTCCCATAATACAATCATCTCTTTTATGGAAACAAAGGAATCGATACGGGATTTCATCAGCTTTCCCAACTTGTCGTCATCCACGTCGAGAATGTTAATGTCGGAAGTCATTCCGTTTATCGCATCGGAAATCGCTACTTCTATGTCTTTACTAAGGTCTTTCATTTAATTAGATTGAATAAAAACAAATGTAACAAAAAAAACCGATAGAAATTTTCTATCGGTTTAATCCTGAGTAGGGTTGGTTATCCTACTACGTTCATTTCAATGGAAACGGCTGCGTTTAAAACAGCTACACCTACATTGGCTACTACGATCACGCACGAAAAACGGTCTTTTGATTTAAGATATACGTGTGGAACTCCTGTCGTACCCGCGTATTTTGCTGTCAACTGAATGTTTGACGTTGGGTAGATTTTGTTGTTACTCACCGTAAACTCAAATTTGGTGTCGGCGGCATCCGTTAAAGCTACAGTCGTGATTACGCCATTTTTTGCGTTAATCTCTACACCGGTTGTTTTCGATGTTGCTTGCGTTACTGTTTTGATTCTGGACATGATATAAAAAATTAATTGGTTACGGGTTTAATTTTGCGAGAATACGCTTGTTTTTCATATTGTAAAAACGTTCATTATCCAATAGGAATTCGTACTCGCAATTTCGTCTGTAGGCAATCAAATCGCCTTCTTTTATTCCGGACAGTTTCAGTGCTTCATTCGCAAAACGAACGACTCCAGTATGTTGCATTTCTTTGAATCCTTCCCACTTATCATTATAATTCACCGGCTCGATAAAAACATTATCGTCAAAAGCAATCTTTTTACCGTCCCGGATAATCATGTAAATCATATCGTTGGTTATGGAAAACAAATCGTTCTCCACATGGTATAAGGACTGCATTGGAATTCCTTTGTCGTTGTACGTGATACGAAATACGTTGTGATGCACCACCACTTCGTCTCCTTTTCGTATCTCTCCATTATAGGTCAACGGTACACTTTGCACCACTCCGACTCTTTGTACGTCTTTGTGGTCTTCGATGGATGTGTTGACAATCAGTTTAGTATCTCCAATCTTTTTTGTGTTGAGATACTGTTCTGAATTTCTGGGAGTAATCAAAAAACTTGTTGGGCTTTTCATCGCTTAGTCAATAAAGTATTCCGGTGTGGTGTACTCGTTTTTCGGCACTTTCTTCCACAATTGCACCGAATTGTCTTTGTGAACCAGGTACACTAAAAAATGTGCTTCCGTTTCCGTAATCTCCAAGACTACTAAAATGTCTTTTTCGATCGGATTGTTTTTCTGTGGTATCGGGTGTTGTCCCCCCACAACGTAGTTCATCGGATTGGAACGCCCGTTATCTACCGTTACTCTTCGTACTTTATTTTCCTGCATTTTATTTGGATTAAATTATTTAACAAAAATACTTTTATTTTTATACCAATTACAATAATGTGGAAATTATCGTCGTATCACTTACCGGAATACCCAATCCACTGCTTCTTGCCGTTATCTGAACCGTACATCTTGTATTGTCCGTTATCGTGTAATCTGATGTGGCGTTGCCTGATCCATCCAATGTCACTGTTCCTGTTCTGGTTAAATGAAGACTTTCCAAACTGCCAACACTAACTGGGGCAGAAAAAGAAACCAATGGTTCTTCCGGATAATCGGTTATAGTGAATAGCAATGTTATCACTTCGCTGTCTTCTCCGCCTGTAAAATCAAGCGTCCCTTCTCCAGCTAATGGAGCAGAGGAAGTCATTTCTAAAGTAATTTCTGGACCGCCACCGCCGCCAACATCGCTTCCGAAAGGGCCTCCTGCTGCATAAAATCGTTTAAGTTTTCGTATCATGATAAGTTACATTGTTGTTGCTAAATACCCGCCCAAATGATAATCGGTACTCGTGAGTCTTTTTTCAACTAAAACCCATCCGTTCTGTACGATAATTTCAGCCACATATCCTGTAGGTAATTTCAGAGTCGCACTTGCTGTTCCTGTAAAGCTAACCAATCCTGTCCCTAATTGTACAAAAACACAAGCAAATTTCGCCTTTAAAGTACCTGGAACATTGATTGTTATATTCGAAGCGCTGTTATCCACAAAAATAGTGTACTTGTCATCGGCATCGGTAAGTGTATAAGGGAATGTACTGATTGTTTTTTGAAGGTTTTCTTCTTCTACTTTATACGGATCCAATTCTGTACCGGTTCCTGTAACAGTAGTGGTTGTTCCTGATGCTACCACAGAAACACCATCGGCACCATCTTCTCCTGGAAGTCCATCCTCTCCTTGTAATCCTTGGTCTCCCTGGTCTCCTTTTGGTCCTATTTCACCTTGCGGTCCTTGTGGCCCAACTGAAACAGGAAACTCAATAAAATCTTCATTTACCACAGTATAGTCTTCGCCATTTCCCACCACAATGTCTTGTTTTGTGAATAAGAATTGCTGTCCGTTCAGTTTCACAAATACCAAATGGTATTGTAATACTGTTAATGATGGATCCAAAGCGTTTAAAACCGCTTCCGGAGTCAATACCAATTCATCTTCACAAACCACTTCTGTCATTCTGAGTGTCCCGCCTACTTCTGGTGAAAGTCCCGACAACAAGAATTGGCGAACAGCACCCATCGCATAGCTTTTCGTTTCTTTGTTTTGGGTGTCCGCATCAGAACCTACTAAAAAGTCGTCGTCTGAGATGTTATTGTCGTAATTGTAAACTACTATGTTTTTTATTTTTGTCATGGCTTTTTTATTTTGCTATTAAATATCCTCCGATAATCCCGATTCCGACTTTGAACAAAGTAGATTCGTACCATTTTTTCGGCACCACTGTTTCAATGGTTTTCATGTCTTCGTTGTATAGGAATGGATTGGAGTTAGCGATGTCGGTAGTGATGGTTTCTTTACCCCAAAACCATTTACGCTTGACTCCGGTAATCACGGTTGTTTCATTCCATGTTTCAAATTCGGTAATGTTTAGTCCGTCTTGATTGACTTTATACCCTAATCCGTACCATTCTTTTTTTACCTCCCCTTCACGTTCGAAAGTGCAAGGTGCCTTTGTTTCAAACGGCACTAAAATACTGTCAAATTTGGTTAGTGTTTTCCATTTCACAATAGTTTTTACTTTTGCAAATTCATCGGCCAACGCTTTTAATTCCGCGTCTTTGGATAGTACCAAGTCATCCAATTGTTTTTTATTTAACTGTAATACTTGGTTCGTCGCCGTTACAGTGCCTAACTGATTCTTATAATAAGTCGTTTGGCTCTGTGATGCAGATAAAGCGGTTTTCAGTGATGTTTCATTGTTGCATTTTTGGAATAGCATTGCTACTAAAACTAAAATCACAACGTATAAAATTATCTTTCCTGCTCTTCTGCGTACTTCAGTTAAGTTTATTTGCATGTCTTAAATTTTAGGATAAACAATTCCGTTGTCAGTCACGGTAATACCTTTCTCAACTCTTGCTTTTAAAGTTTTCCAATCGAAACCAAAATTCATTTCGAAATGTGGGCCGTCTTTAAATTTTTTCCAATCACCGCCCCACGTCCAACCTTTTGATTTAAAGTAATTAGTGACTTCCATCCAATCGGCAATCTTATCACCATCACCATCTTTTACCATGTCCCAAGATGCGGTTTCAAAGTTTCCATCGTCATCCTTGTCATATAGTAATACGATGTCGAATGCTAAACCAAAGTTATGAATAGACTGCCATGAATCGGCATTTGTTACCTTTGGTCTTTGTAAAAACAATTGATGCTGTAGTTCTGGTGAACGGTAAACGTATGCAAAACGCAAACGTACATTTCTGCCTAATAAATTATTCGCCTCATTGTAGTGTACTAAAAGCATTTCACGAACTTTCGGATGCGCTTCTTTTATTCTTGTGAGTGTAATCGGATCCATTATTTCAAGAATTTATCGGTTAGTTTCGTGATGACTTCCGGAACCTGGTCTTTTGCAAATAAAAGCAAAATACCGATTGCGATAAAAGTGAACATCACCCAATTTTCCCACTCGTAAAAAAACGCCACACCAATAAAAAACAATCCAATTATGGTTGTCTTAAAATGTTCAAATAGTCTCATACACTCATTTTTTAGAATTAATATTTTCTTTAATTTCCTTTAAATCGCTTTCTATTTTTTGTCGGTATTTATCGCATTCCTGTAGTTCCGGTTGACGTACATGGTTAAAATCAAACGCGTTTACAGAAACGGTCTTCGATTCCGGCTTTGGATTATAAAGGAATAATGCCCCTACAATTACAACGCAAAAATAACTTACTGTCTTCATCTATATTTCTTTTTTTAATCGTTCGGTTTCTTTTGATAAATCTTTATAGTATTGTAATAATTCCCTATATTCTGCTTTGTTTTCCTGATGAATTGCATCAATTTTTTCCTCATAATAACGAGTGTTATTGTCAAGTCTATCCCGGCAATCGTGAATATCTCTTCTGTAATTTTGTACATTGTAATAGGCGGTATAACTTAATGCAACAGTGATTAGAAACATGATGGAAAAAACCTTGTTGTTCGGTGTTTGCTTTATTAAAGCTAAAAATAAGTCTATCCACTTTTGCATATACTGTAGATTAATAGGGTTGAAAAATAAGTTACGATTGTCATCAGGATATAAAAGTAGTAATTTTCAATCAAATACAATTGATGTATCAAATTAATTCCGTTAAACATCACTAATGTCAGTAACGACTTTTTAGCAACAAATCCCCAATTCTCACTATGCCCGTACATAAAAAAACAAAACAGAAAAGAAACGTCTATCAATTTTGTGATTATCTCAAAGCCATAAAAATAAAAATCTGCATACGAACACCAAAAACAAACCATGCACATCCAAACCATTATGATTGGAACGGCATAGGATCTACTTTTTATGTGTTCTTTTAGCGTCATTATTTCTTTGGTTTTGGTTTTATTGGTTTACTACTTGTATTTTTATCAGTTGTTCTTGGTCTTGGTTGTGGTAATATTCCGTTTTTCATGGTATTTATGGTATTTACGATTAATCGAATTTTTTTAGGCTCTCGCCAATAAAGTGAATAGATATTGGAAGTATGCCAATCCATTCAGCAACTAAAAGGCTGTACATTTCGGTTATGTAGTAATTTAGTAATGCCAAAACAATTAAGGTTCCGAGTACTATTTTCAATTCGCGTTGTGCCGGTGAACTAAAAATTATCATTGTGGCCACACTTCCAAGAAAAAACAAACCCGCAAAAGAATAATGCAATACCGGGTAGTCAAGATGCGGAGTTAATGCAACTCCAAATAACGAACAGCCTAAAACGATGTTATACCACTTCTTTCCATAAATTGTTCCGTTGTACAGAAATAAGCAGCCAGCAATAGTTAAAAATGCCACTAAAGAATCTTCGTGTTTAGCATAGGCGTAGTTGCTGATACTTGGTCTTATTTCTCCATTTACAAGTATTAGAATAAGTGGAAGCAATAGCAGAAACACCGCCAAAAGGACTTCAAGTTTTGTGATACGTTTTTCCATAACTTATGAATTTCCGTTAATAAAAATATCGTCCAGTTGGTCGTAAGACCATTAATATAGCAACACATGTAATTACAAATTCTACGGTTAGTTGCTACCAAGTATATTCTAAAAAGTTATTTAAGAAATACTTTCTACACTGTGTTACTAGCAAGAATATACCAAGCAATAACATTATCCAATATCCTATAAGTCGTCTTATTTTTAAACTCATATTTATTATTTTTTTAAATTAGCTAATTCATTTATTTATTTTTATTTTTTGCGTGTTTACCAAATAGATTAAAAAAGTTATACTAATAGTTCCCAATCACTTGCAATTGTTCCATAGTTTAAATTTGCTTCTTGTTCTAGTTGTATAAAAGTAAACTCTATTACTCTTTGTAAAAGATTATCTTTTAAGTGAACAGAAGACTCTAAACTGCTTAATAGTCCAAACTCTGCTACTTCTACCGTTGTCCATAATTTAGGGTTTCTTTTTATATCGTCTAATTTTTGTACTTGTTCATTTTCATCAATAAAATAATAAAACCCAATATGTGTTATATTGTTAATATCAATTTCTAACCTTTCCACAGTTAGATATATATATTCCTCTCTAAAAATTCTTCCAAACGGAACTAAAAATTGTGTTTTTGTTTTTAATGTTATCATAGTTATAAATATTATATTCCACCATCTGTTATGACCCAGTTATTTGGAGAGCCTGTTAGTATTACTCTACCTGCTGAGGATGCTGCGGTATATTTAGCTGTTCCAAATGTAATAGATATTCCTGATTGTAATGAAGGTAATGCTGACCATCCATTATAAATAGCATCTAAATTAGTCGTAGAAAAGGTGGCTGGTGTTTTACCATTCATAAATAATGAGAAGTTTGTAACATTTATGATATTCCAAGACCCTATATTCTGATTAAAAGCTGTTGCACCATTGAACATAGTACTCATATTAGTAACAGAAGAAACATTCCATCCTCCTATATTCTGATTAAATGCATTATTAGATGAAAACATCTGACTCATGTTTGTAACCAATCCAACATTCCAACTTGTTATATTTTGATTGAATGGAGTATTTCTGAACATGGCACTCATGTTTAATACATTTGAAGTGTTCCAACTATTTAATGTAGAACCATTATTATTAAATGATGTTGCTCCATCAAACATAGAATTCATTACAGTTACCAACCCAACATTCCAAGAATTCAAATTTTGATTAAATGCATTATTAGATGAAAACATTAAAGCCATATTAGTAACTGAACTTGTATCCCAACCACCAATATTTTGATTAAATGGGGTTGATGAAAACATCAACTGCATATTATTTACTTTAGATGTATTCCATAAGTTTAGAGGTTGGTTAAAAGACGATGAATTAAACATTAATTGCATACTAACCGCTGTAGTTGTATTTATAATCCAAGTATTTATTGAATTCGAACCACCATTATTAAAAAGAGCAGCATTATTGAACATGGCTGACATATCAGTAACTTTTGTAACATTCCAAGCACCAATATTTTGATTAAATACTAAGGCACTATTAAACATTGATGTCATAGTTGTAGCACTAATTGTGTTCCATGAAGTTATATTGCTATTGAATGATGAACATAATCTAAACACAGATGCCATATTTGTAACATTGCTTACATCCCAACTATTCAAGTTTTGATTGAAATTTGTACAATTCTGAAACATTGATGACATTGTTGTAAACCTCCCAGTATTCCAAGAACCAATATTTTGATTAAAGTTTGTACAGTTAAGGAACATTGAATTTACGTTGATAGAACCTGTTGATTTGAATACCCATGAAGTGATATTTCCATTAAAAGCACTACAGCCACTAAACATAGTTGTAAAGGCTAGACAATTACTTACATTCCAGGAATTCAATGATTGGTTAAAAGATGTTGCACTATTGAACATTGACCCCATATTTGTAGCTGAAATGGTGTTCCAAGAACCGATGCTTCCGTTAAATGCACTACAGCCACTAAATAAAGTCGAGAAATTTGTAACGCTACTTACATCCCATGAATTTAGGGATTGATTGAAATTAACGCAATTCTGAAACATTGAGTTTATGTCTATTTTATTCGACATATTCCATTCGTTAATTCTATTAATTGTCGTTATAGAAGTACAATCCCTAAAAGCATCTATCATCCCCGTAGTTGCAGATAAATCTAGTATATCTGTAACTGACGATAGTGTTAAATTACCACAACCTCTGAATAAACCAGATGCAGATGTTATTGGTTTTAACTTCCCCCAACTGGAAATTGATAAAATTTTAAGCCTGTCCCCAATATTGGCAAACCGCCATCCTGTACAAGTTCCTGTTATTTTTATAGTGTAAGTTCCTGCAACAGAATAAGTATGGGTAGTTGCTGCATCATTCCAAACTGTTATATTGTTAAATGTCCCATCTCCCCAATCTACTCTAAAATTATAAGTTCCCGATGAAACCAACGGCAGTTTAACCTGAGTACTCGTACTTGAACCTGTAGAAGTGTTGTTTGTATTCCAAGTAGATATAAAATGCCTTCCATCTCCTGCGGAATAATATAGCATAGGATTAAAAAAACTCATACTAGTAATTTGTTATATATAAATAATCTACTGTTCCTATAGAAGCTATTGCTGCTCTTGAACCTGCTATTCCATTTAATATTGCTGTACCATCCATTTGAACCAATGTCCTACCACTACCTGCCACAAAAGTTACTGCTGCCGAACCTATCTTAACATAAGATGCTGCAAAACCATCTGTTCCGTTACAAGTGTAATTTATAGCTGAAGCGCCATTGGATATCACAACATTTCTGCCTTTTTGAGAAAGACCTGAAACTAATGTAGTTGTATCTATTGATACCCCTGTAGTAATAGTTATCTGAGGTGTGTCTATTTGTGTTTGTAATGCACTATTAACTCCTTTTAAATAGGAAAGTTCTGTTAAATTTGGATAAGTAGTTGTATCAGCCGACTTTAATTTTTTATACCCATCTATAATAGCTACTCTTGACGCGGTTTCGGAACTCACTATAATTTCTGGCGTTGTTACCGTTCCTGTAAACGTAGGTGAGGCTATAGGCGAATAAATAGAAGCGATGTTATCAATAAGATATTTAATTTTATTGAAAGCCACAAGAATAGTATCAGTACTCGTAAACGTACCCGAAGAAGCAGAAAGCCCACTTAAAACAGTACCTAATATCGCATTAAAAAAAGTGGTTAATGTCAATCCTTTTGTCCACCCCAACCAAAACTTCTTAGCTGTTACGCTATCCGTGTCGTTTGTGGTTGTATTGTCCTCAACAATAGCCTGTGTTGTTATCTTAGTAGTACCTCTGAAACTTTCGGTGGCTTGTTGAGTGTTAGCTTCAAATTTAGCCCAGTTGGAAGCCGTCTGTCCTGGACTTGAAACTAAGGCATAGAAATTATCTCCTATATCCAATTTCTCAAATCCAGAAGGCGTTCCCGCTACCGTTGTATTGTATGTGTCTCCTTGTCGAATTGCTCCCGCCGTTCCGGTTCCAGTTGTTGGGAATGTGTTACCTGAAGCATCCCAACTTCCTGCAGGTCTGAAAATAGAAACAACCAATGCATCCGCATACGCTTGTGATGCTGCAACGGTTGTGTAATTAGCGTTATTTATAAACTCGGAAATGTTTATATTATTGGCTAGTTCATTTGATGTGATAGAATTAGGGTTTACATCTGCCGTAATAGTATTAGCATCATCATCGTAATCAAAAGTTATCGCAACAGAATTTACTAAAATATTCCCTATTGCATCTTGCACCAATTCCGGAATTTCATCAGCCTCCACATAAGTGCTTGTTCCGTCAGCGCCATCGTTGATTAAGTCGGAAGTATTTGTTATTGATGGAAGTTCATAGGTAATATCCGATTGGTAAAACAACACCAATTCATCAATAGTAAAAGTAAAATCACCATCGACACCATAAGTACCATAACTATTTACAGAATTTAATTCGTCAAAATAATAAAGATAAGTTATGTCGTTATCAATAAATTTAAAATAATAAATTTTTGAATTTTCTATTAAAGGATAGCCTTGTGGGAATTCTATATTTGGTATAGTATTTATAAATTCCAAATAATCGTTTCCTGTAATATCACCTAAATCAAAGATAATATTATTTACATCACTCAATACGCTTTCTACAGAAGGAGCGCTTGGCGCTTGTTGCGTATAATCCAATTCTAATCCTTTCCCATTAAATGTTGGGTACATTGGAGCGTAAACTCCTTTCCCGTTTGTGGTATAATATTTCCTGTTTTGAATGTATTTATTAATAACATCATTATTATCATTTACAACCTCAACCACTACAGCTATTTTAAAAATTACAATTTGCTTATCAGTAATTGTAATTGAGTTGTTCATAAAATAACTATCAAAGTAATCACTTATTAAATTCTCATCAATAGGTTGATAGTTAAGCGAGTTGATTATAGGAGTATATCCTACATTTATAAAACGAATTATATTGTCTTGATCAATGGTTGCCCCTTGCGATTTTAAATTAAATGTTGCGTAACTTACTGTGTATTCCAAAACCTTGTTTTCATGGAAAAACACCTTAGAAACATTCAATTGGTAGCAGTTTCCTAAATCAATAACCTCGTCGATATTGAAAAAGAAAATTGAATTTAGGTGTTGTTTCTGAGAAATAATAAGAGTGAAAGGATTTTCAGCCGTTATGCTTTGGAAAAACTGCGAAACTTCCTTACCTCTTAATGTTTTTTTAGAGAATATAAAGTGTGTTATCCAATTCGGATCCTGCTCATTGTCATTAGCGTAAAAATAACCATCGGTAGGTGTTGATGACGGACTGGCATGCTGATAAAAAACATAATCGAAATTACGAATACCGTTGGTCATGTTGTAATAACCCCCAAGTTCTTCTACTCGGAAATTTACCGTGTCTTTGTTTGGCTTGTCGTAATCACTCCCAATAAAATAATCCTTACCGCTTATTTCGGTATCAGGCTTATATGCGATTTGGTTTCTTATTTTAGTCATGGGTAAATGTCGTGTTTGTGGTATTTTTTATTCATTTACTACCAAGTAGCAATAACTGACCTCACCCATGTGTTAGTCGCTATACATACATAGATAAATGTTGAAGTTACTCTTATCTCCCCTTGTTTTCCTGCTGCTGTGGCGGATGCCGGAGCCGTATGCCCTATTACTGCTAATCTCCCGTCAGCTAATGGGTATGTATTGGTCCTGCTCCCGTTAGTAGGATCTTCTGAATGCAATCCTTGATTACTGATGCCGCCTGAAGTAGTTACCCCTCCAACAGTAGAGCTACATTGTATATTACCTGAATTGACATTAGTAAAATCAATTTCAGGTGAATCATCTTCATACTTTACTACGATTTGAGATGTTTTTACCTCTACCGAAGATCCATTTCCGTCTTCCGACAGTATGGTTCCGGTTACTGGTTTGTTTTCTATCGTACCAGAAAGCGGTATAAAATAATCCGTTATCTGAAGTACATGTTCTATTCCTGCTATAAGCGTGTTTATCTTCGCGTATGCATCGGCAATATCCGAAGGCACCACACCATCGATAGTTCCTATTTCATAAAAAGGAAGCATTGTTCTATAGACTCCGTATTCGTAAAACTTGAATTTATCTTTTACCATTTCAATAGAAGGCGCGATAAAAGTACTACCACTCGGCGTGAAATCACCAAGCGTCACCACTAAATCTATTTTTAACGAATTCCCTTCCGTGGAAATATTGAACTTTGCCATGACTCTCTTTTTATAGTTATAGAAAAAATCTATTATTTTAAACAAAAATATAAATTTTATCTATACGATAGGTAATTATTGTTTATCAAATTCCAATTTCCTACATTTGTTTCAGTTTAATCAATTCACTAACATTTACTATATGAACATTTTAAAAGACATTACCTCCGGAGAAGAGGCGAAAAAAGCACTGATTGACGGTGTGAACAAAGTGGCTGACGTGGTTACTTCAACAATGGGCTACAGAGGCCGTACCGTATTGATTGAAGAGCATGGTGGCCTGATTGATTCCACAAAAGACGGATTCACCGTATTGGAATCGATTCACTTGGAAGATCCTTTGGAAAACGCCGCTTGCCAAATCTTAAAAGAGGCTTCTCAAAAAACAGTTGACATTGCCGGAGACAATACTACACTTACTATTTTGTTAGCCCAAATGTTTATCAAATACGCTCACGAAAAACTGGCACAGGGTACGCCGGCCATCGATATTAAAAACGACATCGAGCGTTCCAAAGAACTTATCATCAAGGAGATTGAAAAAATGTCCATCGAGACTACCGACAAACTGATTTATGACGTAGCGAAAACCTCTGCCAACTCCGACGAGTTCATTGCCAAAGTGGTGGCCGATGCTTTTATCAAAGCAGGTGAAAACGGTTCGGTGGCGCATTTCCGTTCCGATACCGAAGAAACGTATTTGGATCATATTCCAGGTACACTTTTGGAATCCGGTTATGTAGACGAACTGTACCAAAACGTATCTTCGGATAGAACTGCCGTACTCGATACTTTCCCATTAGTATTGATTTCCAATATCAACTTCCGCACCGTAAAACAGATTGAACCGTTTTTATCATACGCTGCCGAAAACCAAAGGGAATTATTGATTATTTCTGAAATGGAATTTCAGGTACAGAATGTTATTCTGCAGAACAAACTGAAAGGCGCATTGAAAGTGGCTGTAGTTACACCGCCGGCTTTCGGAGGAAAACGAAAAGACTTGTTGAATGACTTGGCTATCCTTTGCGGTACTCAGGCGGTTACTACGCTTTCCGGAGATGATTTTTCCGGACGTGCCGAAGACTTCCTTGGCGTAGCGGAAAAAGTGGTGGTTGGTAAAAGCGATACCATTATCACCCCGGCAATGGAAAAAACCATTGATGCCGTGCAAGGTAAAATCTCGGAGTTAAAAGAAATCATCGAAAACACCAACAGCAACATGGAAAAGAAATACCTGCGTGATCGTATTTCAAAACTTTCCGGTGGCGTATCGATTATAAAAGTAGGTGGTTACACAGAATCGGAATTGAAAGAACGTATGGCGCGCGTGGAAGATGCGGTGTGTGCCGTTCGTTCCGCAAAAGAAGAAGGTGTGGTTGCCGGTGGAGGTACTGCTTTATTGGAATGTTCAAAAGTGTTGTTTGATGATTTGGACGATGTTTCTGGAATATCGTTAAGAACTCCTTTCCTTAAAATATTAAGCAATGCTTCAATTAAATTGGAAGGAACTCCAAAATATCCAATTGGCTACGATGTAAAAGAATTCAAGGAAATCAATATGTTCGATGCCGGTATTGTGGATTCTGCCAAAGCCATCAAGACCGCTTTAACCAATGCGATTTCTGTGGCCGGAACTATCCTGATGACGGATAATGTAATCACTTTAAAAAGAGAGAAGTATGAGCCAAGAAATTAAATTCAAAGGACAGGCTTTAAATTCCATCGTGATTGTAAAGCAAATCGAGAACAAGCAAGTTACCGGATCCGGATTGGATTTGACTTCTGCAGAGGACAAAAACCAAAAATTCCGTAAAGGGATTGTGCAGAGTTTGGGTAATCTATGTCCGAAAGACGATTCCGGAAATACCATTTTACAACCCGGAGATACCATCATGTACGATGGGTATAAAACCAGTCCGATTACGGTAGATTCAGAAGTGTACGACTGCGTGTACTTCAACGATGTCACCATGATATTATAAAAATAAAAAGCCGGTTGTTATGCCGGCTTTTTTATTGTCTCAAAATAACATTCCAAAAACTCGGAATGCCGTTTGTTGAGCTTGAATACTTTTTGGATTACCTCGCAAGACAAGCACTCTTCAATCGGGATGTACTTGTTCCCTCCATCCAAAGAATGCCCGGCCAACAAATCTTTTTTAAAGGTTTCCCCTAATTCAAAAATCTTGCTTTCATTCACTCCGATGCAATGGTTGTCGTTGTACAGAATCGTAAAGCGGTGGCCTTGTCCTAAAAGTTCCAACAAATGTGTCAGACAATTTATTTTTGCTCTTGGTTCTGTTTGAATTGACATCGCTTCTTTGTTTTTAAAGTAGTGTACAGTCGTATTTTTGGGTTTCGGTTGGTAACGATGTAATCTGTTCGTAACTTGGCGATGTTCCACCCCAATTTCTCTTCCAACGGTATGGGCGTGATAACCCCAATCCGTGAAATCTCAATCGGTTGGTCGTTCATGTACGCGTCAATCATGTATTTTAAAAACCCATCAAACATAATGTCGGCAGCCTTTTCGGTTATCCTGGCTTTTTCGGCCATAGCACGGAATAGATGCCGGTCTATGGAAACCTTATTTTCCAATTTAGACCTCCCCATAGCTTTAGAATTTGATGTTCGCCAAATCGACTACCTTAATTTCTTTGTCGTCCACTTCCGTTACTACAATGTCCGCATCGTGGATGGTGCATTTCGGATAGGCTTTTTTAATTGCCGATACGTAGAACATGGTTTTTCCGTTGACAATCGTATTTTTAATTCCCTTTACAATCAGTTTTTCTAAACTTGGTTTGCTCATAATATATGAATTTTAATTGGTTACGTTATTCTGTTACCGTTTTCATCGAAACGGATGGTTAATTCCTGTGGTTTCAATCCTTGTAAAAAGAAACTCATTTCCTCATGCATCTCCAAAAGCATCGTATTTACGGACGTTTTTTTCTCGTGATCCAATTTCAACTGCGGTGGCAGTTTGTCTCCGGAGATGTACACGTAAAACAAATAGCATATCTGCGTGATGTCATGGTACAGTCGGTACATACCGGTGTTTTCCGTAGGGATGTTCGGGGCGTTTATCGCTATGTCCACAATGATATGATTCTCTACCCACGCCTTAAAGGAACCGTGCTTTATCCCGAAGGCATCGCATTTTGACAGAAACTCGTCCTTACTGAAAGGACGCTCCAAAGAATCCAAATAGAGTATGAACTGAAAATGGTTGCGTTCCAATCCGTATTTCACCTCAAAATATCCGAATAGCGCCCATAGGTATTGGATGAACAGTTTTGGTCTGGCAATAAATCGGGAGTCGATTATCTTTTTAGAACGTTCGGCGTGTTCTTTTTTTAGTGAACTCGAATAAATCTTGTACTGCTTTTTGCCTTTGTTGGTGCGGGTGAAATCCTCTTCCGTGGCCAATCGGTATTTTGCGGTACGGCGCATCCACTGTTCATGCGTTTCGTTTGGCTTCACCTTTAAAAGATTGTGCATCTTTGTGGTGTTCTTCCTCCCGTATCGCTTCAATGGGTTGAACTGTACTCTTTCTATCGGTTTTTTTATCCCTGCTGCCTCGCGCTCTTCTCTCAGTTTGGCGTAGTACTTTCGCAATCGTTCGCCATTGTCTTTTTTCGGATTGTCTTTCATCCCGGAGAAACGCCCGTTTTTTGGGTTTCTTTTCGCCATAGTATTTAATTTAAGTAAGGTAGTCGTTTTTCCCTGACAAGCCCTTTTACTTTGTCGGCTGTCATATTGATTACAAATGGTAAGCCTCCGGATTGTATGGAACATGTCTTCTCGTCCGTAGCTTTTATGTTTTCAATCGTATAAAAAGTGTACGTCACCAAAAAGCAGTCCTTTAAATCCACTTCCAATCCCAATTCGTATTTCTCCAATTGTTCTTCGGTCATGTGGTACACCGGTAGGTCAAGTTCTAAATGCATGCTGTTTTGGATTTGGTTAGTCTTTGGTAAAGCATCTCTGGTGTTTCCGTTTCGGAGTCCGTCGATGGCTTACCGAAATTATGCACAAAACAATAAAAAGTTATCTCGCAATGGCCGTCCGCGTCCGGCGGAAAAAAAAGATGCAACATGTCGAAAATGGCTTTTACCAATTTCTCTGTGTTGTATAAAGCAAATCCCTCACAGGAAAATGCTTCGGCAATAATCTCGCCATTCTTCTTGTCTTCGGCATACTGCTGTCTTAAATTTTCAATTACGGAGCAAAATAATTGTTCTGTCATACACGGTGGTTTTCACCAAAAATACAAAAAATATTACTTTATACGATTTAGTATCATGCATTTTTCTATCAATGTATAGACAAGCGCATCATTCCATTTTTCCACCACCATTTTCTCTGTGGGTAATATTCCTTTTTCAATGTCGTCTCGGATGTCGGACATGCTTACTTCGTGCTTTAGTTGAAACCCGTACAATACTTTCTCCGGAATTTCACCGGACATTGCAGCGCCTCTTTCAAAATTGTGGTACGGATTGTTGTTTCTTCGGTATTCCTTTCCTTTTACCAAAAGCAATTCTTTGATTTCAGCAAGCGTTTTATCGACGTTTTCTTCGAATAGTTTTTCTTTATTTAAAACTATTGTTTCTTCTTTTTGGTTCAGTTCATCCAATTCAGCTACAATAAAAGCATATTCGTTATTACTAAAAACACAAGCCAATTCATTGTTAGTAGATTCTACACAGAATACTCCGGGAACCGTTTTGTGTATTTTAATCGGATGTTTGATTTCTATTTCAACTCCATCGCTTAATCGTTTTACCGTCTTGGCGTTTTCAAAATGCTTTCGTACTGTTTCTTGTGTTATTGCCATGCTATTTATATTTAGTCTAAATTAATTTAATTTCTATTTGGTGCGAACTATTCTTTTGTGTAATCAAATTGTCTTCCATCAAATATAGCATCAAAAATATCTTGTGCCGTTTCTTTTTTAAGAACTATATTCATTGCATCATCCATTTGTTCTGTAATGATTGTTTGCTCTCCTTTATGGTTTAGTTGATTCATTATTATTTTTGGTCTTGGACGAATAAGCGTTGGCGGTTTTTTATATTCGTGTAATCCCCATATTATAGGATTATCGAAGTCGTTGTCTTTTACATAAAAAATAGCCAATCCACCTTCTGTCATGGAAGAGAAACTAGTTTCTTTGTTTTCAACGAATTTATTTTTTATAAATCGGTATGGCTTATAGCCTTTCTTGTTTAATAAATCTAAAAAATTTTCCATTACTTATTTTCTCTGTTTTTGATGCTTAAATAGATTCGTGCCTTACTGATATTCTTCCATTCCCTTGATTCAAAACCAACTCCACTGGTGAATATCGTAGTGTAGAACAGTTCTCCTTTTTTCCATAAATTTGGATCAACCACTTCGGCTCCTTCTGGTACCTCTTCAATTATGGTGTAGAATTTTTCGGTAGTTCTTTTTTTTCGTTTTCCTGGCTGTACATTTTTTGGCACAGTCATTGAAAGTGTCCCGCTATTTTTACCGTTGTCTTTTATCCACTTGTCCACAAAGGTCAAAAGCGATTCCACGGCATCCCGATGTTCCATCTTCACGTTATTGCTTCGCACCACATTGGAATCTCCGCCGGTTAAAAGTCGGGAAACGCCGTTCCAATTAATTAGCTTTGCTGCTTCGTTATCGTTTTTTGTCATGCTGTTGTCTTTATTTGTAATTTCTCTCCGGTAAGTCCGTTGTATAAAGTCTGGAGTTTATGCAGTCGATTACAACCCACTATTTCCATTCCGTTTACATAGACGGTGTATTTGTTTACCGCAGATGGAACCGTACCTTCTCCGTGGAAATACTTCTTGGCCTTTCCTGCCATGGTAACGATAATCTCGTAATGTTCCAATTTCAGCCGGAACCGGAACGACAACACCCTTTGTTCTTCAGGTGTCAGCTTTATATTCTCAAAACCAAGTAAGGTGAGTACGTCGAAACTTAACGGCACCTGAATCATGTTGTGGGCCATTCTCTCGTGTCTGGTTCCGGTAGGTCCGTAAAAGTAGATGCGCCCGAACTCGCTTATCCCGGTTATCTTTACCAAGGCATTGGCTCCGTGCATACCGTCAAGAAGATAATGTCCTACTTGCAAGTCTTCTAGCTTAGGAAATGAAGTAAACCCAAGCGCTTCTTTTTTTTCTCGTGATCGTAATGGTCCTCGTTTCACTTTTTGCTGAATATTTTTTTAATTAGGATAGTGAGGTAATGTCTCGCCATGGAAACAATCACACATAATCCAACCACAATCACCATTAGCAAGGTCAACACATCGCTCGCTGTCCATATAATCAATAGTGCTTTCATAATCTCAATAGTTTTTCAAGTTGTCTTTTACGTGTTACGAGTTTTTCATCGTTGCAACCTTTTTGCATCAGGTCGTTGAGTTGCTCGTTTATTAGGTTTAGTTCTTGTTGTTTAGTTATAGTTCTGTTGCTTCTTTGATTAGTTCTTGTATTTTTTCTACCCAATGAGACCACATCAATCCTGTCTCTTTATCGAATGTAGTCCCATTATTAATATTCTGTAAAAGTTCAAGCATCTCAGGAGCTTTTGATATTAGTAATGCATTTGCTTCAAAGTTCTGTTCTCTCTCGTGTAATAATCTATCTTTCCAAACTTCACAAATCAATTCTAAATCTTCGTTTGTGGCATAAACTTGAATTAAATTATTGTTTTCACTTTTTCTAAAGCCTTTTTTCATTAAGTGCCACTTCCCTTTTGTTCCTTTAAATTCCATAGTTTATTGTTTTAGTGTTAGTTTTATTTTATCTACTACAAACATACAACTAATTATGTAAAATTTTACAATTTATGACTATTTATATCGAATCCATATAAAAATAAAAACCGACTCTCGCCGGCTTATATCATACATTACTGCTTTGCAGTCGATTTTTTTTCACAATCAAACTAATCCTTCAATCTCACAAAATACCCAAAATCATCCGGACTCTTCGCCCTTACATACGCAACCTTTACCATCTCGCCAGTCTCCTTGTGAACATAAACATTCACATCAACTCTCTCATATCCCACAAATGACGTAAACCTCTGCTCGTCACCATCCAACTTTATCGGAACAACCTCTTTTGGTGAAACACCCTCATCTTTTAACAACAAATCATTCAGCACCTTGTTCACCGTACTCTTACTAATATTCAACTCCAAAGCAATCTCTCTATTGCTCTTTCCAGAATTGTTCAAATCCAAAATCTTCTGATCTCTTACATCGTTTTTCATAACTATAGCTTTTAATTTATTAAACTTAATTATAAAGATAGTGGACACTGTCCATATATCCAAATAAAGTGTCCATTTTTACTGTCCATTTTTTATTGCCAACTGTCCACTTTTGTCCACTTTTTGCCCTTTTTCAACAAAGTGTCCACCTTTTTTATCACTACTGTCCACTTTTTTTACATATAAAAATCATAACTTGCTGACAACCAAATGTCTAAGTGTCCACTTTTTTACTTTAAGTGTCCATTTTTTAATGTTTTTAAGTGAGAAATGACAGGGAAGTGGGTTATATAGTGGTATATGGTGGCGACCTGGCAGAACGAAAACGCGTTCAAATTTGGGTGGGGGGTGTGCTTTTCAAATTGACTTTCAAAATGTTTTAGGATTTTACCGTTATTTAGGTGTATATCAGTGTATTAACTGCCGTTTTCCGTTTTAATATAGTGTACTACTATTCGTTTTACGTTCTTAGTAGGATTGTAAAAACCAATTGTAAAGCCTTGTTATTACTGGGTTTCTTAAATTCTGTTGCGTATTTGTCCGTTATTTGTCCGGAAGTCTTACATATAACTTTAACATTTCAATATTTGTACAGTTGATTTATTGGTTTATATTTGCACTCGATAAACGTCTGAAACGCTTTATTTACAAAGGTTTAGCAACTATATAACACTCCTATCAAATTACTTTCACATTGCTTAAAAGCGTGTTAAATTTGTAAGAAAGTTAAAATTATAGTATTCTTCAAAAGTGAACGATTGTATTATTGTTTTGAATGTTTGATTGATTGTTTGTTGTTTATCTTTTTTTTGTTGTTTCTCTTGTATTACTTTCTTTCGTGGGGGTTTCCTTTTCTGTACAGTTTAAATACCTTTTCAAATTCCTTTATTTTTCTGCGGTTTAAAGCGTCTTTTTATGTAGTTAGCACTATTTATTAATAGTAATATAATTAACTCTTTATAATTGATTAAATAGGTTATTCGGTTATTACTTAATTATTCGATTTTGTAGGATGTAAAAAGCAGATTGAACGATTTAGTATTTTGGTTTTATTCCTGGTTTGTTCTCTTTGGGCTTTTGCTTCTTTTCTTTGTTCCTTTTCCGGACAGTTTATGTATAATTTGAAATTAATATTGTTGTTATTTGTGAAGGAATTCAATTTTAAAAAGATCCTTTTTGCTCTCTGGGTGTTTCTTCCTGTATTGGGTTGTTCTATTTCTTGTACATTTTTAGTCACTTTTTAAATTGGTTCCAGTATAAACTTTGTACAATCCACTACATTAAACCACCTCAAAACGGACTATTTCACAATTGCAATACAATTATTTTCATTTTTTTACCATTGCGTTATTGGATTAAAAACCTTTGTAAAGCCTTATAAACACTACACTATAAATAAAATCTATATACCTATAAGAAAATTCAATGACGATTTTCTTTTAAATTGTTTGCGTATTAACAAACAATAAACTAAATTTGAATATCAAAATAAACGAAATATAAATCTTTAATACTTATTATTATGAATGTAGATTATAACATTATCAGACGTGAAGGTGAACGCCTTATAAAATACAAATTAAATGTTAATGATACAAAACATTGGTTTTGTTATAAATATAAAGGGTTGTATTATTCTTTTATAATCTTTAGGGGCGAATTAATAGACCGAAACGATAGACAAATAATAAATCCTTTCATTGAAGGGCGTAAACAGAAAGGAAAGTATTTTAACGACTATTATAATAGTTCATTAAATCAATATTATAAACAAAATCAATTATAAATCTTTAAATCAAATTATTATGAAAAAGAGATTTACAACCGTTCAAATTAAAAATGATGTTTTAATACGTGAACATGATAAAAGGTATATAATGCAATTTAAAATCAAAGGTTTAAACTGGGTTTTTGCATTACCTCTAAAAACAATGTACTTGCAAACCATTGAAGGAGTAAAAGAAGATATACAAAACCATATCAAAAATCCACAAAACAAAGGTATAATTTACAGAATTGCAGAAATAATAAATTAAACACTACACAACGGGAACAGTATAAGACAAATTCTTTCAAAACTTCCGAAAACTTTCAGTAAAACGGAAAGGAACTGGTATATAAAAAACTGCATTGAAATTTTTAAAAACGAAAGCGTATTTTCTTATCGGTTGCGTGTATGGGAAGTGTGGGATTAAACAAGCGGAACATTTCAGTTCAAGACTTATTTCTCTAACACAAAATTACCTCCAAATTAAGCCTAAAACCCACATTTACTATACATGTTGTTACTGGTTGTTTTTCTTTGTTTTCCAAGTATTTAAAAATAAATTAAAATTTCTTTTGAAAAAGTTTGCACAATCAAAAAGATGTCGTATATTTGTATAACAAAATAAAACAAATAGAAATTATGACAACTAAAGAAACTTTTTTATCAGAAAACAGAAACGAGATAATCGAAATTGCTCAAGAGAAAATGAGAGAAAATGGTTTTGAATATGTTACTTTAAAAGAAGTGTTGACTATGTACAAAGATACTTTTGATATGACTTGCACTATTTCTGAAGAAATAGAATATGTTATCGATAGATTGAAAGCTGAAAACAACAAAAGACATTTAGTTGCTCAAGATGAAATCGATGCTTTCAGAGCAAAAGCAAGAGGTTCAAAATGGTCTAAATAATAATTCAAAAATAAATCTTATGAAAGTTTCAAAAAACAGTCCGAAAAACATTTTCAGAGCATCAATCAGTTATTCAAAAGCACTTCCTGAAATTGGAAGTGTATCAACCGCATTAGCAATGACATTGGAAGATGTAAAGTACAACTCTTTATTTTACACCGACCAAGCCACAAGAAATGATGTGACATCTAACGTTATTATTTATGAAAACAAAAAACAATATCCTGATTTTGATTGGGTAGAAGTAGAAAGATTTTCAGTTAACGAAAAAAGAGGTGGAAAACGTGAAAGTGCTGGAGCAAAGCCAAAATACAATGAGCCAACAAAAACAACGGCTTTTCGTATTCCAATTTCTAAAATAGATGAAGTAAAAGAATTAGTTAACCGAATGTTGTCGGGTTACGCTGAAAATAACCAGTAACATGGATATATAAACGCAATCAGGAACACGAATTTTAACATGATTCAAAAACATTTGTAAGTTATGCAAGAGCCAACAAAATACACGAAAAAAGTGACCGTAAAGGGAATAGTTAACAAAGCGTTACGAACCCCGCAACGCGTAAAAGACGAGCGCTTAAACACGGGAGTAGTCACCCGCGAAAACGTCTTCAAAAACAAAAGTATTATTCAAGTTTGTTTTGATATAGAACCGAGATTTTTACAAAATATTTAAAGCCTATGAACAAGAAATTTATTGTGCAAATCATCTTTTTATTGATTGCTTTGTACTTAGCCCTTTAATCCGAGAGTTTAAACGAAAAAACAAATCCGAAAACATGCGAAAAATCCAAATCAACCCCGAAGAAAAGATAAACACCGCGAAAATTTTTATCGAAAATCATTTGAACGGCTATTTAACCCCGAACGAATTACAGAAAAGACTAAACAAAGAAGGGCTTAATTACGTGAAATTACACAAAAGCAGCACGTTAATTTTTGTATTGCGCGGCACGGGAATAGAAAGAACCGAATTGAAATTTTAACTTTTAAATTGTAGAGTTATGGCACGAAATACAGAGCGAGAAAATGAAGCGTTAAACAACTTTTTAAAAAATTGCTTCACAGATAAAGAAAATATTTTTATCCAAAACACCGCGGACGGCAGAAGCAAAAAATACGCAATAGCGCAACAAAGTGAGTTAGGAGGTATAACAACATTAACCAAATTCATGACTTATGACGAAATGAATTGCTTTTTTATGGGAATGTTGACTATTAAAGAAAACAGAATCCAATTTTAAACCCGAAGACATGAAGACAGTCAACAAACTACAAAAAGCAATCCGTATGATCTTAAAATTTCGATTATCCGAGGCGCACCCAGAAAAACGAACAGCCAACCCAAAATTAAAATGTTTCAACCATGAGTTTGAAAAACCAAGCTATTAATGTACCGTTTTTGGAAGTGGATGAAATTTTCGTACTCAAAGAAAGCGGTATAAATAAAAAAGCAGTTCCGGAATCCGTAGTAAAGCAGAAGGAAGTTATCCGTAAAAAAATGCTTTTTGTGGAATCCAAAGAAAAACCGGCCAAAATAAAAAGCCGGTTCCCTCCAAAAGATTTTAACCAAAAGCAGTTTTTAAACCGAGTAAAAGAGGAAATGCAATTTATCGGTATCACACAGGAAGAGCTGGCCCCAATGTGCTATATAAACAGCACCAGGATGTCGCACATTATGAACAACAGATTTCCAATATCCGAGGCCGAACACAAAGAGATGTGCCGCATATTCGGAATTGATTAAAAACAATAAAAAAGTTATGGAAAATCCAATGTACATTACCGCAGAAGAATTACTTAAAGAAGATAATATTTTAAAGCCGACTTACCATATAAGCACATTTGTCCGGGGAGACTTCCGTTATCTGATCCAATTAAGAACCAAAACAGAAAAAGTTTATTTTGAATTTCACGAAAACTAAAAAGCTATGCCATACCTATCCGAAAAAATAAAAATAGAAGGCACAAAACACGACAGACGTATTAAACTTACTGACCAAGACAAAGAGTATATCCGATTTTTACGAGAAGAGGAAGGTACGAGTTACCAAAAATTAGCAGACCAATTCGGAGTATCAAAACGTAGTATTATTTTCATCATCAAACCGGAAACATTGGAAGCCTGTAAAAAAGCACGAGCCAAGCGAGGTGGATCTAAAATTTACTACGACAAAGAAACAAACACCGAAACCCAAAGGGAACACCGACAATACAAACAAAAACTATTCATTAAAGGAGAAATAAAACTATGAGCAAAAAAAACAAGTACGACTACGAAAAGCAATTGGAGTTTGCCAAGTACATCGGATTTAAAACTCCTGTTTTAGCCATGAATGCTATAGGTAAGGACGAGTTCAAAAAGCGATTGCGATTGTATTCCGAAGAGGATTTTTTCAAACCTGCAAAGGTGAATATTCCAAAAGAGAACATGACAATTCCAATAAAAATAACAAAAGTTGGATTGTTTCAAGCCAAATACAAAGCCAAAAAAGAAAAAGCGGAGTCCGAGATGCTTTCACAAGGAGGTAAAAAATTGTATTTCGATGAAAATTACATATTGTTTCCAGATGGCCGGCTGTATTCTTTGAATTTTTACCGCTTTTTAAAGCCACAGCCAAAGAAAAACAAATACGGTAATGTGTTTTATCAATATTCGTTAAGAAATCGGGACCGATATATAATTGCAAGACTTGTTTATCTGCATTTTGGGAACCATTCAAAAAAAGAGTACGGAGAAATAGATTGTATCACATACAAAGACAAAAATGCAGAAAATTACAACATCGATAACTTGGAAGAGGTGACACAAAAGGAACTTAACCAAAGACAGGATTCTAAATTTACAGGAAGAGACACTGCAGATATTGCCGAGCAAAATTCGAGAATAAAAGCAAAACACAAAGACAACATTCAGCAATTAATAAAAATGGGATATTCAAAATTTGCAATCGGAAGACTATACAACGTTTCCGAGCCAAGCGTAACCAGATTTTTAACCCGTCACGGACTAATAAAATAAGAAAACATGAAACATATTTTAGTTTTAATAGAAAACCATACCGCAATCTTTTTCTTTGTCAGTATGTTTATCATGGTAATAATTTTTACCGTATTGGAATCTTATTTAGAACACCGAAAAAAAAAGTAACATGAAACAAGCAACTATTTTCAAAACCAATTTCCAACCGGTGAACGAAATCCACAAAGCGATGAAATACAGCCCGGAAAATTTGAACCAGATTTTAAATACCATTACGCATTATTCGTTGGTGGTGGATAATTTTCATTTAATCAAAAGCACGAGCTATTTCAAGCAGTCGCTAAAAAAATCCATGAACAACCTAAATGATTTTGTGGTTCCCATTGTGGGAAGAGACAGACATACGATGGAAAATCCGGCAGAAGGTTTTGAGGACGTACAAAACGAGACGGACGCGATACAATCCGAGGAGGAATTGTTTACACGGCACATCGCTTTATTACAGATTCCAAAGAAAGAGCTTTTGAACGAGATTTTAAGAGCTTGGAATGACAATCCGAAGTTAGTGTCGTCAATCGCTACAAAATGCCTTAAAAAAGCCGAGATGAATTCAGAAGGCAGTAAATACACAACAAAGCAATTACACTTCCTTCGTTTATTGGATTATACGGTGAATCTTATCTTTCTGCGAGAGTTTACGGCAAACATCAAAGTCCATACCTACGACAAGGTGAAGATGAAAGCATTTGTTAATCAGGTATTGAATGATTTAAGGCCGGTTTTAAAGCGAGATTTTCGATTGGTATTCAAATCCGAGGTTGATTTGGATCTAATTTTCGAGTACGAGAAGATTGTTTCGTTTTTAAAAGACACCCGAACCGAACAGCGCACCGTCATTTCACAATTGGTGGATGCCTGGAACCACGACAAAAAAGCAATCGAAGGAACAATTAAAAAGTAAATACCATGGCGCAAATTAAACCAATCCAATACGGTACAATCGTTGGAGGTGATTTTTCAGAAAACGAAATGACTATTCAAATGGAAGACGAAGATTATACAATAGCTTTCGTAAAAGTAGCCGTTGTGAAAATCGATTCCATAGCCGAGCAATTGGCACTCGAAGAATTTATAGCTAACCTAAAAAAGTAAAACGATGAAAACATTTTGGGTAATACAAGACGCAGACACAAAGCAATATTATTGGAGTTACAGAATAGATGCTGGATTCAGTTCTGGAATAAGTAATGCAAAGCAATTTACTTCTCAGGAAGATATAGCAAAAGAATTCTCAGACGATTTTTTTAAAGAGAAAGCCGAAGGTAGAATGCTTGAAATAAAAGAAATTATTCAACTTTAAAACATTAACCATGAAAACTTTAAGAATAATAATCACAGTTTTAGTCGGACTTTCCGTATTTTTAATTTTCAGGAACGAACGAGTAGGTAATTTTAGGCACGAGATTTAGATAAAAGCTATTCTGTAAAAAACTTTAAAACCTTTCAGCAGATGCCGTCCTATGACGAAATGCTGTTTTCTTTTAAACCATTAACGGAAGATAATTGGCTGACACAAGAGCAAATACAAACCTTAAACCCAAATTAATCAGTTATGACAGCAATTCACTCTTTTGACGTACACAATAAACGACTTTTATCCGGTCTGTTACCCAAAGAAGGTGAATTGCCGGAAGCCTACTTCTCAATTGATCCGAACGATGACGTTTTTAACCAACCAATACCACAAAAGCATGATTCGAATGATAAAAAATCTGGACCGAAAATTTAAAAGTTTTGGCCACCGACTAACCGACAAGCAAGCAAAAACCATTTTTATTGTGCTATTAACCGTGAAAGCACTATTAATAACTTATGTAATACTCTCCTATTATGAGCCATAAAGAACAAATCGCCGAACTGGTGAAGAAAAAACGCAAGGAAGCCGGGCTAACCATACGCCAACTTTCCATGCTGTGCATCGGCAACGAAAGTCTTAAAAAAGACATCTCCCATTTGGAAAACAGTAAGATAAATATGGGAATTGACAATCTTTTTGTTATTTTTGAAAAACTAAACATCGATTTATCCAAACTTTACAACCAATAATGCTATGGCAGACATTATATCAGCACAAGAGATAGAAGCCACGAACGCCTTCCAATCCATCAAAGAAACCTACCTTCGGGATTTAATTCTCAAACGAGACAACCGCAAGATTATCGACATGGCATTGATTATGCACCGGTCCACAGGACAACTACCGCCAACGCTTACTAAAAATCAAATTAATATAGTCACTGAAATTTTAAGCAACGATGAAGAAAAAAAAGACTCCTGAATACGAAGAACTGATTGACAGGTTAACCGAGCAGGCACTAAAACGCAATCCAGAAAGACGTAAATTTGCCGAGCAGATTAAAATCTCGTTGTACGAGGCGTGGTTGGATAAACCGATTAACAACTTAGCAACGCTTGTTAAAAATCTTGAAATTAATGCAAAGAAAGCAGAAATAGAAATTGAGAAACACGAAGAACGCGTTGTTGAGTTTCAGACCGGCGTTGATATTTTAGGATTCCCTGTTTATTGTGTACATCAAGTCGTATTCAAGCCGGAAGGGTTTAAAAATCCGAAGCGATACAGTAAGAAAGGCAGCAAGTTGGTTGAACCAACAAATACCTATGCATGGAAGCAATGGTTCGTGAAACAGCATTAAAAAAAAACCACTCTTAATCGGAGTGGTTTTTTGTATTATATTATTATTTATAAAGTTTTTTTATTCATTATACTTATAAATAAAGTTACTTTCTTTTGTTAGATTTTATTGTTTAGTAGGTATAATTATCCCAACAGAAATAAGCTAAAAAACAGCTTAAATCCATTGGGAACTATTACTTTCTTCCGTTGAGTTTCATCGCCCGAATAGGTAAGCTACTTTATTTAAGTTAGCAACTTTCGCACACTTTAAAGTCTTAAAACTTCGCTCTACCATTGTGCTTTAGTCTGGTACTTCCTGTCGAGCATCCCGAATCTAACGATTCATTTTGTAAGAAGTTTAAAGGTTTCCGCAAACGTGATTTACGACAAAAACAAAAACCCTAACAAGAAGGCTCGACGATTCTTATTAGGGGTTAATGTGTCTTTCATCAAAACAGCTTCACCTTAAATCAATAAGGTGTCGAGCCGAATTGATAAGACAAAGATAATTATTTTTCTTTAAAACCAAAATTTATTTTCCGTTGTAGTATTCGTTTAGTTGTTCTGCAAATTGTTTACCGTTTCTCTTGTCGTAATGAGCCAACATCGTAGGTGAGGTCCAGCCAGCACAATTGATAATAACATCGTCCGGAACCTTGCCTTTTAGGTTTGTTGCGAAACTTTTTCGGCCAGTGTGACTCGTTACCAATTCGTACTTTTTGTAATATCCGATTTCCTTTCGGTTCGTTTCCGGGTTGTATTTCTTTCCGTACACCAATTCGTTAAGTCCTGCTTTCTCCGCTACCTTTTTTATCAGTAAATTGTACTCCGTATTCGAGAGTTTAGGCGGGAGTTGTCCAAAACGTTTTGCTAATATCGCTTTTACCATCGGGTGCAAAGGAATAACTACGAATGATCCGGTTTTTTGCGTCTTGATGGAAACATATCCGTCTTTGATGCTGTCTAAATTGAAACGCGTCATAAAATCCGATACACGTAATCCCAACCAACATGTCATAATCATATTATCGTTGGCGGCTTCCATTTTGTAGTCGTCTGATAAATCCAACGCGAACAGTTTTTGGATGTCGGATTCGCTATGGTACACGTCCTGGATTTCGGGTTGTTTTTCAAGGTACACCGGTTTCAAATAATCCTTATTCACCTCGAAACGCAATTCTTCCGCGCGCTTTAAAAAGAATTTCAATCGGATTACACTTCTTTTTACCGTTTCCCGTGAGAACTTTTGTTCTTTGGATAGATACCCCACAAACCCATAAATAAAGTCGGAATCCGCTTCTTTTAGTTTTATCTTGCTATCCAACGATTTTTCGTAAGCCTCCAAAATTAGCACGAAATTCTCGTATTGCTTTTTTAGTGTTTCTCCCATGGTTTCCAAAGCCGAGACTTTCCATGACTTTGCGTGTTGCTGCAACCAAAAACTGCAAAAATCACTCAGGTAGATAGTATGTGCTTTCGATACCAATTTCACCTCTTGCGCCGGTCTTTGGAACACCGATTTGATTGTTTCCAAAAGCCAATTTTTATCGATGGCCTCTCCGGAGGCATACGATTGGTTGTATCGGCCCAACAATACCGCTTTGAGTTGGTACAATTTGGCGTTGGTTTGGTTGGAATCGCAAAGCTCTTTTTTGGAATCCCATTGAAACTCTTGCACGAAAATACCCACCGGAGCCGAAACATCAATCCCTTTGGAAACCAAACGCACATAAATGTTTTTTAGCTCTTTGGTGCCTCTTATGTAATATCGGATATTCATAGGTTCTTAAATTGAATTTTACTGATTAGATTGGTAAATTTAATTTTGAAAGCATAGCGGTTGATACATGGCAATATATTTCTGTTGTCTTTACGTTCGAATGTCCAAGATGTTTCTGTATATATCTCAAATCGGTTCCGGCTTCCAGAAGTGCGGTAGCGTTCGAATGCCTCAATTGGTGAAAATGATATTCGTTGCCGAGATACTTCTTTACAATCTGGTTACAGCTCCGGTGTGAATACTGTAAATCAAATTGGCCATTGAATAAATATTCTTTTGGGTGATATTCTAAGAAGTAAATGCGTAATGTTTCCAGTGTTGTTTGCGATAAAGGAACATATCGGTCCTTATTCCCTTTTGCGTTTTTAATGAGAATCAACATTCTTTTGCTGTCGATGTTTTCTATTTTTAAATTGCATACTTCTGAAACACGCATTCCGGTGGAAAAAGTAAGCGTTATAATCGCTTTATGCTTTACGTTTTCAATTTTACCAATCTGTTGAATAATGTAATCCTTATCGATTATTTTTGGCAAACGTTTTTCGCGCCTGGAATACTCTATAAATTGAAACTTTTTAGGCTGATGTACCGTTAACTTGTAGAACAGTTTTATTGCCGAATGCATGTGCCGTTGACTATTTACTTCCTTGGCGGTTAAAAGATAGTTTTTTATGTCGTCTGAAGAGATATGTTTCGGGCTATCCTTTTCTTTGAAATAGCCCAAAAACATATTGATCTGTGCAACATAATTTTTAATAGTATTCTGAGAGTAGTTTTTAACTTTTAAATCTCTCTCATATTTTTGTACAAAGTTTGAGTTTTTCATGGCGTATAGTGTTTATTTTATTAATGGTTTAGAAGGTTTTGTACATATAGCCGTTATAAGCAAAACTACAATTCGTGTGGATAAGGAATATATCTGAAATCAGAAAACGAACTGTGATAAGGATTGCTTGTTTCTTCATAACCTCCTTTAGTGTATTGAATCCATTTTCCACTTTTATTCATAGTTAATGAATATGTGTCATTAAGAGTACATCCACCATCTCTATTGCATAATCCTCCACCAAAAAAGAATAAGTTTCCGCCTAAAACTTCTTTGAGTTTGTGTTCTGATGAAACAACAAATATATTTCCAGTACATCCAATCATAACATCCCCTATTTTTGGCGACCATTTACGTTGTATTTTATCGTTAAAAATACAATCTAATAAGTACTGCTTACCCATTCCTTTAAAACTATCAGGTAAATAAAAATCTAAATCTTCTAAAACAAAAATTTTATTTTTCATAACTCGTTCTGCTTATAACAGCAATTACACGCTATTGCTACATTGTGATTAATTTATATTTGGTTTTGTACCTTTCAAATCCGTGTTAAACTGAAAGATGGTTTTGTTCTTTTACGCAACAGACGTGTAGTTGCGGAACGTTATGTGCTATTAAAAAGAACGTAAGTAGTTATTAAGAACATCACACATTTTATTGCTAATAGAAACAATAGAACCATCTTCTTTGTAAAAAACAGTTACGTGATTGAAATAGTGAAATACATCGTTGTTTGTTCTATATCTTTCAACTTTTTCTTTTTTGCCAAATATTTTTTCTAAAAGATTAGGCTTTTTGGTAACATAAAAAATACTGTCTTTTAATTCAATTTTTACTATTTTCATTTGTAGATAAATTAACAGCACATAACAAGTGTTTGCAAAAATTAGGGTTTTAGGCTTTACTTGATGGCTTGGTTTGTGTTTGTTATTATTAGTTTTTTAATCGAAAATTAGTACTTACTTTTCCCTAACTTCTGCAAGCACTCGAACGTTAGGCGTTATTTTCAAGACGTCTAACTTTATTAGGAAATCTATAATCGTCAAACCATTCAATTGCCTTTAAAGTATCTTTGGTTGGTTTTTTTAATTCAGAAGTAATCCAATCAACTTCAACTCTATTGCAATTAAATTTCGCACCCATTTCTTTACGAATTCTATCGGTAACTTTTTTAATACCAATTTCTCTAATTTCAAATTCAGAAAATAATTTTTTAATTCTGTTTTCTTCTGGAATTGGGTATTCGTAAAAAGGCAATGAATTAGCAAAACAACGCCTAACACTCGTTTGGCTCAATGCCTTATTTTCGTTTATATCGTTTTTCATCACGTTTATTTTAAATTATAAATTATTGTTTTCATAACTCGGCACTAAGCCAAGCGAGGTAACGTTATGTGAGATTGTTACGATTGCGTTTTAAAACAACCCATATTCTCCAGATACTGCTCAATTGTTTCCCAACAAGCAAATGGTCTTTCTGAAACTTCTGCATCAAATCTTAACGGACAACCTAATGCACTATCATCAATCATTAATTCAGCATAGCTTTTTGGCGAAGTAGTCCAATTTAATTGTGTTGGATTTTTCTGTATTCCGTAAAGTTTAATATCATTTCTATTAAACCATTCAACCGCTTCTGTTAAGAATTTACCTGTTACATTTTGTATTGTTGGGTCAATTACAGGTTTTGCCTCTTTTCTATCAGAACGCATTGTAAATAATATCAAATGATGTCCATTATCTACTAATCTTTTTAGCACTTTTTCAGCACCAATACTTTTTCCTACGTTTGGGAAATCGTGAGTAACACAAGTTCCATCAAAATCAATGTTTATTGTCATAAAATCTGTTTTAAAAACCCACAACCTCACATAACAGCCATTTGGCAATATGGCAAGTTCAGGCTTAATTTATAATTGGTTTTGTGCCTTACGCACTTGTAATAATCCGATAATTCGGGCGTACTTTTTTGCCACATCGCCAAGTGGCAGGACGTTAGCCGCAATACTAAGAACACCTCCGTACAGCGACATTATAATAATTTTCATCTTTCTCAATTCCGATAAAGTTTCTATTTGTGTTCTTACAAGCAACTCCAGTTGAGCCGCTACCCATTGTTAAGTCAACTACTAAATTACCTTCGTTACTAAAAGTCTTTATTAAATCTTCAAGCAATAAAATAGGTTTTTGAGTAGGATGATAGCCGTTGTAATCCTTTTTGTATTTCAAAATGTTGCTTTTGTATTTGTTGCCCTCCCAAAGGTTAAAAGTACTTGGGTATTGGTTATTCATTTGCTTTAATAAGTCAGTTCTATATTCAGTATCAATTTGCTTTAATTCTGCAAAGGTTTTAAATCCTTCTATTTTATCAATACCAAATACTTCAATCAATTCTAAGTATGTTTTTTCGGTGCATAATCCGTATTGAGTACTATCAGTTCTAAATGTATGGTCTGCCTTTTGTCCTATCTTTTCAACTATCGCTTTTTTATTAAGCCCTATAAAATCCATAACTTTTTTAAAATAATGTCTTAATGGGTGCATTCCTTCAAAGTCGTGTTTTTGGTGGTTCTTACTAAATATCAAAATATCTTCATAAAAATTAGCACAAGACTTATTTATTAATAAGCAGTTTGCAAAGTCTGTTTTCTCCCAAATTAAATTATAAGAATGCGGTAAGTTTGGTATTTGTGCATTTATTAATTCAGTCGTGAACGGTTGTTGAGCAAATAAAAGCATTTTACCATTTTTACGAAGTATTCGGTTTGCTATTTGCATTATTTTATTTGCATCAATCGTATTATCCCAAATCAAACCACCGTTATCTTTACTGGGGTTATTAAATACTTTATAATTTAATCCCTTCATATTTCCATAAGGCAAATCGGTCAATATTAAATCAACTGAGCCACTTTCTATTTTATCGCTTTCAATCAAGCAATCCCCGAACAACAAAGTACTGCGGCTAACAGCACCTATACAAAAGGCGGGTTTTAGTGGTTCAATCAAGTTCTCGTTTTCAAATAAAGTTTTCTGCATCATATTAAATTTTTGTTTTTAAATCCCGCCCTTCGTATAGCTGCGAACCGTTATTCTTTAGCAAATATACATTTTATTTTTACACGACAAAACACGACAAAAATATTTTCAACACGATTTTACCGTTACAATCTCCCCCCGATTGTAACAAATCGTCGCAAACACCAATAAACACTACGGTTTTATTTTGCAACACCTCTATTTGTCCGACATTTGTCCGGTGCTGATATACTGCAATTTAGACTCATTCTATGTAAAATTCTACAAACTAACTATTTGTCGTTTTTCTTTGTTTTTGTCGTTTTTTATCCCTTACTTTGCGACACTAAGTTTAATTAAACCATAAAATATGACTCCACAAAAAACAGCAAAACAAGAAGCGCAACTGATTCATTTGGAAGACTTCAATGTCAACCAACTTCCGGAACTGCAGAACAAGAAAGCGGAGATTAAATCTGTAATTGATGCCAACCCTATTATTGACATCGTTGATAATGTTACCTATGATGTAATGAAGAAAAGCCGAACGGCGGTGAAAACCTTGCGTACCGGATTGGAGAAAGAGAAAAAAGAAGTGGTGGATAAAATCAAAACCAAGATTTTAGGAACGGTTTCCGAAGCCTACGATGTCGAAATACAAACGGTAAAAGATGCTGAAACTGTACGTCAGGAAAAGGTAACAGTTTGGGAAGATGCCGTGGAAGCTAAAAAAGAAGCGGCCCGTATTGCGGAGGAAAAACGTGTTACAGGGATTAGAAATTCTATCAATGAGTTTGGCACCAATTGGAAGTCGGCATTCGAAAAAATAAAGTTTAATGACATTGAAACTGTACAACGTGATTTTGCTGAAACCGTAGAATCTGTAGATAGAACGCAATTTGCTGAATTTGAATTGTTATTCAGTAAAGAAGTGTCGCTTTTAAACGAGATTTTAGCCAACAAAGTAAAATCACTTACCGAAGCAGAAAACAATCGTATCGAAGCAGAACGTTTGGCCGACATAAAAAGAGTGAATCAAATACGTGAATCCATTTCAAACTGGTTTAATAATTGGATTTTAGATATCAACCGCCTTGAATTTGGTAACATCGATGCTATCTCAAAACAGTTTATCGACGAAAAAGCATTGGAATGTCAGGAACTACAAAAAGAGTTCGGTGAAAAAAGAGCCGACATTCAAAAATTATTGAATGACCGGATTGAAAAACTGAAATCCGATGAAAAACAACGTTTGGAACGTGAAGACTTCCTGAAAGAAAAAGCGGAGTTTGAAGAAAAACAGAAGAAAGTAAAAATAGATTCCAGAAACGAAAAACTAAAGTTATTAGGAATTTCGTATTCCGTAGTCGAACAAAGACTTGGTAATTCTGGGTATTGCAGTTTGCTAAATGTTATTGCTCACGGAACCGACAACGACTTTGATATTGAAGTAAAATCCATTCAAGACGAATTAAAAAGATTGGATGAATTAAAAAAACAACCATTACCAGAAACAATACACGGAATCGAAAAAGAAGAGGAATGTCTTGATGTTATTAATACTGTCAAAACATTTGAAATAGATGAAAAATTCGGGTTTCTTAGCGATGATCCTTATGATGATGCAATAGATTCCGAAACAATAAAAGCAGACGGTTATTCCACTTCGGAAAGTGTTGAGGAAGAAATTAAAACTATGGAAGTAGGTTTCGAAGAAGTTACAACAGAACCTAATTTTGAACCAATAACATGGAAACATATTTTAAAATGGTATCGCCATCAAGCAAAAGAAGACGCTAATTTAGATGGTTTCATTGAATATATGGATGAAACTTGGAAAGTACCAGAACCAAAACAACAATAAAATGTCATTACAGAAAATCGAATTGTACGTGACTCCGGAAGTAGCTGCCAATATCAAAAGCCAAATTGAGAACAGCGAAAAACTCTCTTTAGAAGAGGTGGCCAAACTGTCCGGAAGCTCACTCAGAACCATCCAGCGTCATGTCAAGGACAAGATATTGGAGTACGAATACTACAACGGCAAAAAAGTAGTCACCAAAGAAAATTTCAACAACTATTTAAAACGATAATTTATGTCAGAAAACAAAAACACAGCAGTTGCTTTAAAACTTAACGAAGCCGTAGGATCGGTTTTAAACCAGGTAAACCTTCAGGGATTTGAAAGGGCCTACCAAACAGCACAGTCAATCGAAGTTTTGAAAACATTACTTACTCCTGAGTACATGGCCCCAATCATGCAATTACAGGGAAACAGACTCGGATTTAAAACAGACAAAGACAAATCCGGTGGTTATCCTGTAGATGTTGTTAAAAACTGCCTTATCGAAGCGGTGCTTATGGGATTACAACCTTATGGTAATGAATTTAATATTATCGCAGGTAATACATACGCAACCAAGGAAGGACTTGGAAGGTTATTGGCGACATGGAAAGGACTTCAATATACTTTAGTTTGCGGAGTTCCGAAACCACAACCAGACAACAAATCTGCCGTTGTTGATGTGAACATCAAATGGACTATCAATAACGAAACCAAAGAACAAGATATTCCTATTTCAGTAAAATTGGATGCGTACACCTCTGTAGATGCGCTAGTGGGTAAAGCAACTAGAAAAGGAAGAGCTTGGTTAGTAAGTGCTATCTCAGGAATTGAAGTTACTGATGGTGATGTTACTGACATTACAATTATTGAAGGTGCTAAAAAACCAAACCACAAAGAGGTTTCTAACGAAAAAGAACAAGCGCGGGTAAAAAAACACATCGAAACTTCAGGCGATGTAGCTATGTTACAACGATGTGCTGCAGCTATTAAAGAAGGAGATGTGGAATTGGTAGATTTGTACTGCTACAAACACATCGAGATTTCAGCTACTTTGGCAGAATTGCAATCGTGTCCGTTTGGGAAGTACATTGCTCCTGAAGAGGATTACAACCTATTCACGGCGTACTCCGATAAAGAAAAAGAACTTCAAAAAGCAACCAAGTAACCAACCAATAAGCCGGAACCTAAAAAATCCGGCTTTTAAAAAGATACCACATGACAGAAAAAATATTATTCCGTGCATCAAGTTTCGCAAACTTATTAGTTGAAAATAGAGATACTAAAATAACTCCAGTTCAAATAGATAGAATTGATGAATTAAATTACGAAATGGAATTTGGACTCAATAAAAACGGTAATAAGGTAAAATGGACCGACACAAAAGCATCTGAACTACAAACTCTTATTAAAAAAAGAGATGCTAAACCTGAATTATCACTAACAGCTAAAAAAGAGGTAGAGAAAATTTGGCGTTTTAACGAAAAAGGATTCTTAAAAAACCTTGAAAATCGTTATGTTATGAAAGGTTTGTTTTCAGAAGAGGACGGAATTGATCTTCTTTGTGATGTGGAAGGGCAGTTTTACCTTAAAAACGACGAAAGAATTACAATAGGGAACATTAGCGGAGAATGTGATATTGTACATATTGAAGAAGGAAAGAAAATCATAAAAGATATTAAATGTAACTTTGACGCTGAAACTTTTATGAATGCTGATTTTTCAACCTTGTACGAAATACAAGGAAGAGTTTATATGTATCTTTATGACGCTGATGAATTCCACCTGCATTATTGTTTGGTAGATTGTCCACCACATATTTATGAGAGTGAAGTTTGGAAACTTAGAAATAGATACGGAATAACCGATCCAGACACTCCAGAAGCTAAACCTATTTTCGATCAGTTACGAAGAAACCTGATTTATAGCGACAACCCTAACTACACAAAAGAAGAAAGGGTAAAAACCTATAAAATAAAAAGAGATCGCGATTTTGAACAAAAAATTCTCGATGTAATTCCAATGGCATTAGAATATTACTCCACATTAACACTTAATAAAGTATAATTAAATTTACTGTGAAAATAAATAACCTTAAACCAAATAAAATAATGAAACTGAAACAAATTTTAGAATCCGTAAAAGAGTTCCAAATTGCTTCCGGACAACCGGTGAATGAAAAACCAACCAATCTAACTTTTGAGGAAAACCGACTTCGTTACGATTTAATGAAAGAGGAAAACACGGAATACATTGTAGCGTGTGATGCTGATGATAAAATCGAGATTTTAGATGCCTTAGTAGATAAAATGTACATTTTAGCCGGCACGATAAATCAACATGGTTTTGGCGATGTATTCGAAGAGGCATTCAACCGCGTACATACCAACAACATGACAAAAGTAGTTGAAGGCAAGGTAATCCGAAACCCAGATGGTAAAATTTTAAAACCAGAAGGATTCCAACCCGTAGATTTAACCGATTTAATACAATAATAATATGCAAGTAGAAGGAAAAGTAAAAGCAATTAATCCGAATATTCAGGTTTCTGCAACATTCGTGAAATCTGAAATGGTAGTAACCACTCAAGAGCAATATCCGCAACACATTATGATTGAGTTTGCAGGGGACAAAGCCGATTTAGTTGATCCGTACAAAGTCGGTGATGCAGTAAAAGTGTCAATAAATCTTGCGGGTAGGGAGTGGGTAAATCCACAAGGAGAAACCAAATATTTTAATTCAATACGCGGGTGGAGAATAGAAAGAGCAGAACCACAACAACAAGCACCTACATTTGAACCGGTAGCGCCAAGCGATGCTTTTGAAGCTCCTCAAAGCAATACAGAAGAATTCGAAGATATGCCGTTTTAACAAAAATCGACCAACGGTTCATTTTATCGGTTATTTAGACTAATTCCGTATTACAAAAAAATGTTAATTTATGTTTTGTTGGTAAGAAAAATTGCTTTAATATTGTTTTCGTATTGAGGTGAGAGCCAATACAAAACATAAAAAACATTTTACCCCTTAATCGGGCGGACGCTCTCACAAAAAGTCCAAACGATTGAGGGGTTTTTAATTTAATCTAAAACTAAAATGGTAACAAGTGTTACAATGGTTCGTAGAATGGGTAGTTTTGAAGTACTACAGCGAACTAAAGACGGTTATTTTAATGCTAATGAATTGCTTTCGCAATGGAATTCTAATAAGTCTAATACTAAAAGACAAATGTTAGATTTCTTAAATTCAAAAGCTACTGGAGAATTTTTAAATGCCTTAAATGAAGAAATAGCCCAATCCGGATTTTCGGATATGGCTTTATCTATTAAAAAAGGAAGGAATACTGCTAAAGGAAAAACAAAAGATGAAGTTTGGATGCACCCATATTTATTTATCGACTTCTCAATGTGGTTAAATCCAAAATTCAAATTGTCAGTTATAAAATTTGTTTACGATCAACTTATTCAGCAAAGAAACGATGCGGGGGATAACTATAAAAGTCTTGCTACATCAGTTGTAAAACTAAAAGGATATTCATTTCAAGAAGTAGCTAAAGCACTTCAATGGATTGTTTACAATAAAACAGGTAAAAATCTACGCCAGACAGCTACTCAGGAAGAACTTCAAGAACTTAATGATATTCAAACTAAATTATCTTTTGCTATTGATATGAATTACATTACTTCTTATAGTCAACTTTTAGGAGAAATGAGAAAAATTTATAACAACAAGTATAAAAAGTTCTAATATGGCAAGACCTGAAAGAAATAACGTAGATTATTTTCCTTTTTTTTGTGAGGAAGGAAATAAAATGTATTACATAGAAGAAACCTATGGTAATGACGGATTTGCTACATTTATAAAAATATTAAGAGAATTAGCAAAAGCTAACTATCATTATTTGGATTTATCCAAACCTACCACCGTAATGTTTTTGAGTGCTAAATGTAAAATAAGCAAAGAAATTCTTTTAGCTATAATTAAAGATTTAGTTGATTTAGGTAAATTTGATTCTATCCTTTGGGAGGAAAATAAAATAATTTGGTGTCAAGATTTTGTTGATAGTATTCAAGACGCATATTTTAAGAGAAAAAATAAATGTATTAGTTTAGAAGGTTTAATACAACTTTTAATTAGTTTAGGGGTGAGGAAACAAAGTAAACTACAAACTATAGTACCCGTAAACACACAAAGTAAAGTAGAGGAAACTATATTAAACGAAAGTAAAGAAGATTTAGATAGTCGCAAATTAAAATTTGCTTCCACACTCCAACCTTTTTTTAAAACTTATGGAAAAGATTTACTTAATGATTTTTACGCTTATTGGACAGAACCAAATAAATCAAAAACAAAATTCAAACAAGAACTTGAAAAAACATGGGATTTAGAACGAAGATTAAACACGTGGGCTAAAAACGATAAAAATTTTCAAAAAGAAAAAAGTTCCGCGCAAAAAGAAAAAGATCCGGATGAACAAAAATTAGGACGTATGACAATAGCTAATGCAGAAAAGACATTCAATTCTTTCGCCAACGTAAAAATACCAGGACAAAACATACCGAATCATGGAGAGTAACGATTACAAAATGGATAAATTAGCGATAATTGAGCATAAACAGCAAATTGCGCTACAGGAGTTTCAACAAGTGGTTGATAGTTGCAATCTATCTCCAATTGCTTTTTTAAAAAAAGATTATGATTTTAAAAAACTTCGTGATCGAAAAACAGAAATCAACATTGGATTCCTTCTTTCTATCGCATGGACTAAAATTTGCGCTTTGTCCGGATTAAAAGTTGCAGACAGCGATGAAATATCCCAAGATATTACAAATATGATTTTTAGTGTCTATTCTGAACTATCTATTGAGGAGATATACAAAGCCTTTGAATTGGAAAGACATGGCGTGTACGATAAAAAAACAGAGCATTTTCAGCTTTTTAATGCTGAGTATGTGGCTGATATTTTAAAAAAGTACAAAAAATGGAAACAAGAAACTAAATTTCAGCATCATATTTCTCCTAAAAAAGAAACGGTAACTCTCGATGCTAATTTAATAGACGAGAAAACAACAATGGATAATGCTATTATTCGTAAATTCAATGAATACCTTGAATTAAAAGATATTGAAGAGCCATTTGTATATATTTTCGATGAACTCTACGAGCGAAACATTATTAAAAAACCAACCAAAGAGGAGCCTGAAATTCAAATGTACTTTTTAAAAAAGTTAGAACAAGCCAAAATTCAGGTAGAGGAAGAATTACAGAAAAGCACATCAGTAAACAAACAAGATCGTCTTAATTTTAAAGAAGAGCTAAATAAAATTCAATCAGGAAATACAGATAAAGCACAAGTAAGGGCTAAAAAAAATATCTTGATGGAATTCTTTAAAAAGCATGCTGATATAAAAACTGATTTTGAAAAATTCATAAAAAATGAATAATCCAAAAACAATTTTATCAATCGTATGTGCCTACTACGGGATTGAGGAAGATGTGCTTTTTTCTAAATTAAGAAACGGAGAAGTTGTGGTGGCAAGGAGGATGTATATTTACATGCTTTGGAAGTTATTGGGCTATACCCACGAGAGTATCAGTGAAATTGTAAATCGAAACATATCTTCCGTTACCCATTCATTAAAAAAAATGGAGTCGGAACGCCGGATTTACAAAAGTGTAGAGAACGACATTGAGATTTTGAAAGAAAAAATAAACGAACAACTACATCAAAAAAACGTTGTTGTAAGTGAAATCAACTTGTTGCAAATGACTATTAACCATACTAACTCTTTTTTACGATGAAAGACAAAATCGAAAACTTCATCAAGGATAGGCACGAAAACTCTGGGGGCAGCAACGGAACCTACATGGTAAACCTTATCTCGGAATTCAAAATGGGCTATGCTGAAATCCGACCTATCCTCCAGGAATTGTACAACGAAGGAAAAATAAAAACCGTTAACGGTATCAATGGAACAATGGTAATGATTAAAAATTAATCACTAAACATTACAAAAATTATGGAATTTAAAACAGTACAAGATAAAATAACAGCTCTTGAATTATCAAAAGAACACGGTTCGATAACAAAATTAAATGAACAGTTGCTTACTGAATTAAAACAACTCTTGCAATTGCATAAAACCAGTGTTAGCGGTAGTGCTTTACCTGTTGGATTCAAAATTTATGAATGTACAGATTGTAAGGAAATAAACGTAAAGAAAGATAATAGAGAAATAAGAGTTGGTTTTTGTGATAATTGCGACCATCCTTTATGGAATGATGATGTAAATTAGTATTACCGCTAACGGTACTCGGCTTGAAGCAGTGGCAAATTTCGGAAAGATAAATTTTCCGTTACTAATGAATTTCTTGCGAAAGATAAACGTGATTAAACCACATATTTTGCCATTGCTTTCAAACCGATGTTAGGAGCTGGCTTTTTATCAACTAAAAATTTGAAATGAAAAAAATACACATAAACAACGATGACAATTATGCTACACCTCCAAAATTATATGAGGAATTAAATAAGCGTTTTAATTTTGATTTTGATCCTTGTCCTTACAATGAAAATGAAATTGTAAATGATGGTTTGAAAATCGAATGGGGAAACTCAAATTTTGTAAATCCGCCTTATAGCCAAAAACTAAAAGAGGAATTTGTAAAAAAAGGAGTTGAAGAAATGAATAAAGGAAAAGTTTGTGTTTTCCTTATTCCGGTATCTACAAGCACAAAATTATTTCACGAATGGATCAAACCAAACGCAACTGAAATAGAATTTTTAAAAGGTAGAATTAAATTTGGAAAGTTAGACGAAAACAGAAACTTTTACATTCCATTAAACAAAGATGGAAAGGAACAAAGCGGGACCAAAGATAGTATGATTGTCGTTTTTGACGGTCGCTCGTAAGCTTGCTCCTAACGTTACGAGGCTTTGCGTTCGGGCGGGAATTAGAATTACAAATGTTCATAAAACCACAAAAGATGATAGAAGAAATAAAAGTTGAAGATAACAACGTATGCCCGCCTGACGCAAAACCTGTGTTAGCGGCAGTACTAATCACGGAACACGCCTACGAAAGAGCAAAAGAAAGGCTGAATTGGAAGTCAAAAGTTTTGGATAAAATGGCTGAAAAGGCTTTTTTGGAAGGTGTAAGACATAAGGACACAAAAGGCAGTCTAATGAGATACCTGACAAAACTTTGGTTCAATTACAAGCATTGCAACAACGTAAGAATTTATGGTGAAAACATATTTTTCTTTTGCGACAATAGATTGATTACCGTTTATCAACTGCCGAATGATTTACGGAAGCACGTCAAGTATTGCCGCTAACGTCAAAGGCTTTATGCAGTTGCAAAGATTAATCACTTAACAAAACAAAAATTATGGAAGATTACGAAGAAATTTTAAAACTATTGCATGACAAATTTGATTGGAATTTGACTGATTCATTAACCACAACAGGTAAAAAACTTGTAGAGGATGTATTAAAGGCAAAAGAAATAATCACGGCAGAAAAAGACCAAGCCTTGCAATTGCATAAAACCAATGTTAGCGGTAGTTATAATGGCGAGTTGAAAAAAATAATTTCAGACGAACAATTGATTTATGCTTGGGGTAATGCAAATTTTGGTGATTGTGAAAAACGCGATGTACTAAGAAGCACATTATTGAAATGCGCAGGTGGATATTATACAGGTCATACAGCAAAATGTATTGTTGAGGAATTAGGATTAGTTACTAAAAAATGGACTTTAACGAAATTAGGACAAAGATATTTATACGAATCTTTTTCACATGAAGTTGATGTATAATTACCGCTAACGGTTCTCGGCTTTGTTTAGTGCCGTTGATTTAAAACTGAACACAACAAGTAAACACTAACTTAAAATTAAATGGAATGAATACAGAAAAAGACCAAAACAAGGCATTGAACAAAACCGATGTTAGCAGTAGTACTTTAATTTCAAATGTTCCGATAAAATTTGCCGAATGCGTTAAAAAATATCATAAAGAATTTAACGTAAAATTAAAAAGCATGAAAGACTATCATAACAAATGGAAAACTGTTCATGTAGTTGGTAAAATGGAAGATTTAATTTTACTAAACAAAAAATGTGAATTAGAAACTTACGGAGATATAGACAATGTTGAGTAGTATTACTGCTAACTCGCATATATACGCAATGCACAAAAAAAATATATTTTGTAACTTATTGCGAAATAAGTCATTAATTAAAATCTATTCAAAAAAACGCATTGCGTAAAAAAATAGATTTGAAATAGATTTAATCATGGAAAATTCAGAAATAAAAAGAGTGCGAGTGGCTTTGAATAGGGAAAGTGAAACAAGCTACGGCTGTTTGGTGGATTTGATTTTCGACGAAAACGGACGCTACTCCAGTGGTTCACGTTTGGAATGGTTCCCGAAAAAAATATGCACCATCGAAACCGAAATATCAAAAGAAAGTCCTATATTCAACGTCTATTATTTAAACTGTCCGAAATGGTTGTTGGATAAAAAAGGAGTAAAGTATGAAGGTAATAAAAAAGAAGTGTAAAGAATGTGGACAAGAGTTTACTCCGGTAAGATTAACCACCGAACCCGTTTGTCAACAATACGATTGCCGTGTTGCCTACGCTACCAAAATAGCCAATAAATCCATTGCTAAAAAAGACTTAGAAAGAAAAAAAGAAAAACGTCTCGAAAAAGAAAAACTACGCGAAAAAATAACCAATTGGAAAGAGGAACTTCAAAATGAAATAAACGCCATAATTCGCTTTTTAGATTACGGCCAAAAATGTTTAGCGAGAGATTACATGGCCAAACAATTCCATGCCGGTCATGTGTATTCCAGAGGGAGTAACCAAACCATTCGGTACAATTTGCATAATATTCACCGGCAGTCAGCGCAGTCCAACCATTTTCAAAACGACGATGGATTATTAAGGGAAGGATTGATTAAAGAATACGGACAAGATTATATGAATTTTATTTCTGAATTACGCCGTACCGAAACTTTAAATTACAACCAGGAAGATTTTATGGATTTTACCATGAAGGCCCGTAAAATAAAAAACAAACTTAAAAAGTCACAAAAAAAGTTCAATATCAACCAACGCATCGAGCTTCGAAATGAGATAAACCTAGAATTGGGAATTTATAACGAAGAGTACTGTGTTTTTAATAAATACCACTTATGAAACAAGTAAAAGAAATCGAAGTCATCGATCCGGAAATCGTAACCGGTGAGTAAAGAAAAAAAGAAGTTTTGTTTTTTTAATAAAAAAAAGTATATTTGAACTGTTCGTTGACGTATTATTGAACGCTATCTGGACGAGGGTTCGACTCCCTCCACCTCCACAAGTAAAACGTGTAAAGTTGCTTTATTCCCTTTTATAGTCAGGGAAACAAATAATAAACTATAATATTTGGGGGTGCTTGGCTTTGACAATAGAATATTAGGTAATAAGGAGAACAAAAACAATAAATGCAAAAGTTATTACTTTAGGACAACCATTAAGAATGGCGGCCTAACAAAAAGAAAAAAACCCACTATTTAAGTGGGTTTTTTGTTCCAAATCTGCCGTACAGTTTTTTATAAATCTCTCCGTTGGATTCGTATAACGCTCTGTTTTTTGAATCCACCATATCGTTGAATCGCTCGATATTGCTTTTGTAATTCTGTACAACCTCTTTTGCTTTTTCCGCATCGTAGTTGCTCCTTATTTCTGTAATCTTGTTTACTGCTGTTTCCTTGGTGATGTAATCGTAAGGTGGTTGGAATCCGTTCACCAAAAATGCGATGTCTTTCTTGGAATAGTTGGAACTTTCAAAAAGCGTTGCCATCTCCCCTTTATTGATATTGAATTTAAATCCAATTTCCACCCCACGCAATACTTTTTTGTACGCTTCGTCTTCTCCTTTTACATAACTATCGAAATTCATTTGTAAGCGATCATCCGCCATTTTAGTGGTTGACTTCATTGCTTTTCTTAAAAACTCCTTGTTGTCGTTAAGTACAGCGGTGGTTCTTTTGTTGTTGTTCACAATCGCTTGTGAGTAGTTTACAGTTGAGGTGCGAATCCCAAAGAATCCCAACGTAGCATCGAAATTCGTGTACTCTTTCCCATACGCCGTAAACTTATCCCCCAACACTTCACTTCCCTTATCGTTCGCTCTTAAAAAGTCGCTGACATTGGAATACACTCCGGGACCGGCTTTCTTGGCGTAGTAATTCAATATCTGTGTCAGGTCTTTTTTATTGGTCAATGCCTCATAAAAACTGTCCGCCTGATAAATCTTTTTATCGAATTCATCGTTGTTGGTCATTAACTCATTTGCGGTCTTGTACGAAAGGTCGGCACCCAAATATGGTTTTAATACTTCTATAATGGATTTTTCCATTTTTTCTTTAGCAGTCCTGCCTTCTCTTTCTTCCATCACAATACGTAACGGCTTCACGATTACTTCCGATGGTGCAAAAGCGGTTAAATCCACAAACTTAGGATAGCCTTTTTCGTCCTTACCGTAATACATCAACAAAGCGTCCTGTTGGTAATCCGGAAGCAATTCCCTGATTTTATCGTCATCTTCATCATCAACACCCAATCCCGCTGCCACATACGCTGCTAATGCGGTTGGTAATACGTTGGCCACCATCATTCCGGCGGCACGTTGCATCGCCATCACCTTTCTTCCTTCAGTCCAGTCTTCATGCACATACATTGCGTTGTTTTTTGTGGAACGCACCACTTCGTAAGGAAAGGAAATAAAAGTTCCCACCAACGGAATACGGCGTAATTCCTTGAACGCTCTCGGTAGATACGAATATGTAGGATAACCGCCTCGTATTCTTTCTCCGGCCATGCGTGTTGCCTCTGCTTCCGAAACTCCGGTGTCTATCAAACGTTTTTTCTCAATCATGTACCCGGACACTTTATAAAAGTCATCCCCAAAAGCATACGCCTTTTGCATTCCGTTCATTATCGGCACCAACGGGTTTGTGGACAGTTTTCTGTCGATGCTGTTGGAAAAGTCATTCATAAAGGTAAGCATCTCCTGAGAGTCGGCTCCGGAACCGATAATCTCTTGTTCAATCAGTTCTTTACGGAGTCCTGCCATTCCTTTTTTTGCGGTGTTTGTTTTGAGCGCCTGGTTGAAAGCCATTCCCATCGTTTTTGGGTTGGTCCACGTAAAGTGTCCGGCATTCAGTCCTAAAAACGTACCCGACATAAAGTTACGGAATACCCCTGATGGATTCAATACCGTTTTACCTACTTTAGTCAAGGAAGCAAACTCAATCCATTTTCTGAAAACGTATTGGTTTACCTTATCCAATGGTAACATGTCTTCCATGGCTTGTTTGAATTCCACTGGAACGTACATGTCGCTCAATGCTTCCCATTCTTTTACGTCACTTGTCAGTTTGGTATAACCTTGTTTCGGTTCGGTAATACCAATTCCGGATTCCAACAAATGGCTTTTCATTTTCTCCTGATACTTCAACGAGGCAAGGTATCTCGATATTTTATCCACCGTGCGTAAATAATTCTCCAAAGGATCACGAACGACTCCTAATAATTCCTGAAATTCTATCGGCAAATCTTTTCTTTTTTTCAAAAACGGCGCATCGGCACGTCCGGCAAATCCTTGTGATATGTCGTTCTTACTTCGGATAATATCGTCCAAATAACCGGAAATATAGCTTTGTGCTTCTTCTTTGGTCATCCCTTCTTCACGCATCATGAAATTCACTGCCGTATCGTAGCGCTTTCGGTATTCCGTAGGCATCTTGTCATATGCCATCGCCATTCCCTCACGGTATTTTTCGTCATGAAATATCTGATACGAACGGTTGACATATTTCCCTTTATTGTCTTTTAACTTTTGGATAAATTCTAATAACGCAGTTTTTTTATCCCCATCAGGTAAACCGTCTGCTTGGTCCTGCAACGTATTGATTACCTGTTCGCTTAACGAATCGATTCTGTCTCTAAGGTAGGATAGTTGTGCTTTCTCGTTCTTTCCTAAGAAGTCAAGATTACCTCCACCACCTTGCATGTAACGGTTCAAAGCCAATAACTTCAATCTGAAGTCTTCTTTGTTTTTAGATGCTTTTTGCGTGGCTTTCAATACGTTTTTAAAAATACCAGAGTCGGTACCCATCAAATCCTGAAGGTAATCGATGTCTCGTTGTAATGAACGTAATGTTTCCCCTGATTTGTGGTCTAGTCCTGCATTACTTTTAAACAAGCGGTTCCATGCTCTTTTTACTTTATTCTTATAGTAATTACGGGACATCGAACCGCCTCCTTTGGAAAGCGAACTGTCGGTACGTTGTCCGCCACCAAATCCCTGTGTGGCTACATCACCCTCATTTCGATAGTTTTTACCTTCATCGATACCCACTACATCGGTAATCACACCATTGGATTGCATTCCTTTGGAGTATTTTGAATTGTCATCTGCAATAATCGAACCGTCTTCCTGCTGTTCCCCGAACATCTCCACACCAAACATATTGAAGGAAACCCTTCTTTTTTGGTTGGGTACCTCCACTTTAATTCCTTCCGGTTTTCCGGTTTTACCTTTTTGGCTTAACGCATACCCTTTTTTCTTGGATTCAAGGAATTTTACCAAATCGGAAGTTTCATCGGAAGTGAATTCTGTTTCGGTATCGCCGTGTTTGTCCTCCACCAATTCTCCGTTGTTGAAAAGCTGTACGGAATAGCCGTTTTCCCCGTCCATAAACTCCTGAACGGACACTTTCGCTTCCACAGCATCGGACAAAGGAATGGTTTTTGACGCTCCTTTTTTGTTGATGTCCGGAAGATTGTCTTCGGTTATTTTTTCGGTTGCTGTTTTGCCTGGTTGCGCTCCTTCACGTTCTTGTACGCTTGGATTGCCGCTCTCTGGTTGTCCGTTAGTTTGCTCGGATCCGTCCAATCTATTTTCTGATTGGTTCCTTTCTTGTTCTGTTCCATATTGTTGCTCATAATACGCTAATTTTTCGTCGTCGTTTAATTCACTTAAATAATCATCTTCCGCTAATTTGCTTTCCACAAAAGTACGTTCCTGCTCCGATAAGCTACCCATAAAGATACGATTTTCTTCGTCCTTTAGTTTTTTATTTGTTTCTTCTCTTGCCTCTAAAATCTTATCGTGTACTTCAGTAATACTTTTGTGTGATGATAAGATTTCAATCATAGCATCTCGGACGGATGGTTGGTCCAAAGGTGTTGACGATGATTCGGCAATAATTTCCGAAGCTCTTTCCACTGATGGTAAATCCTCGTTTTTCTTGAAATTTGTAGCCCATTTCACCTCTCCTTTAGAAACTCCGGTTTCTTTAGAAGCTCCGGTTTCTTTAGAAGCAGAATCTGTGTTTATACCACCTCCGGATGCTATGTAATGTAACGCTGCTTCGTATTCGTTGGAAGGTTCAAAAGATTTCACGGCTTCCCTTACTTGTTGTGCGCGCTC